AAGTTTTCCGAAGTTATCCCAAAACTTGGATTGCCCGATTTTTTGCACATTGCTGTCGATGGAGTTTATATAGTTCATCTTTCTCGTTTCTTCGCTCTGATACTCAGGGTCTGCTTTCAGCCTGTCAATCTTTTTCTGAATAGCCGTATCACCTATATTCGGATTGTTTTGATACATGGTATCAAGTTCAATCGCTCCCTTATAATTCAGTCCGCTCATGCTTTTCCAACGCTCAACACGGGCTACAACATTGTCTCCTTCTAAATCGGTGATTTTCTTTCCAATTTCTCTGAACATTTCAGGCGTAAGTCCGTTTTCGGCAATAAGCATAGCATCAAGATATGTGCCGGTTTTTCCGAATCCCATTAACTTAGAAAATTTTTCGTCATCCATTCCGCCGGCGGCTTTTCTTGCCGCTTCAATCGTCAGTACCTGATTTATATCGCCTAAGTTTGTAGCACCGGCTATTGTGTTGCTTATCGTGTTAATTTTCTGCGCCGCATACTTACCTTCCCATAAAGGATTTCCGGAAGAAAGACCTGAGAACATCGCAAAGTTTTTAGCCGCATCTTCCGTACTTTTGTTGTAACCTTTAGAAATCCCGTCTTCAATGACAGTCTGTAAACCCTGCAAAAACTCATTCGTTTGCGCCTTGTTAAGTCCGCTCGCTTCCCGTGCCTTTGCCAAGAATGACGTGTCGGTTTCTTTTCCCATACGGCTTGAAAGTCCCAGAACGGACTGAATCGTACTTAAATCCGCCCCTGTTGCCTGCGCCCACATCGTCGCCATTTTTGTACGGCTAAGTGCCTCTTCCTGACTTATACCGAAATTAGTCTGTTGCAAAGCCGTATCTAAAAAGTCGTATGTAGATAAGCCGGTACCCTTCGCAAGTTCCGTAGCCCGTTCTCTCAAAGCGTCCGTATATCTGTAATCTCCGCTTGCATTATACCTTTTGTTAAAGGCGTTCAGATACGGCAAACTGTTTTCATAGGCTGTTGCCTCGGCGTTATCCGCCTTTTCGCCCCCAGCAAGCAGTTTAAGAATCCCGCCTGTACCCATAGCAAGGGCACCGGTTCCGGCTATAATCAAGCCCGGAATTGCGCCAACGCCCGAAGCTGCAACCATACCGCCGGCACTCATTAAAGTACCGCCCAAGTTCATTGCCGCGCTTCCTATTTGGTCTTTTGCGTTCGCTCCGGCTCCCAAGTAATCACCGTTCGCTATGGAAGTTCTGTAACCGTTATAAATATTCGCGCCTTGTATCGCATAGTTCCAAGCCTGTGAATACATCTGCGCTTTTCTATCGTTTACAAGCGCTTCAATTCCCTTGTCTTTTTCGCTCGCTTCAAGCCGCTTTAATTCATTTTGCGCCCGTTGTTTTGCCTCTTCCATTTGATTAAGACTGGAAGTCCAGTTGAATGTATCTCTTGCGTTTCCCTTTTCATTGCTTTTTGAAATCTCGCTGTTTGCTTTTTCAATATTTCTGTTAAGGTTTTCAATCGTCGCTTTGAGCCGTACTATTTCCTGCGCCGTTTCTCTGCTGCCGGAAAACTGCGCAAGCGTTGAGCTTGCTCCGTTACCGTTAATCGCGCCTGTGCCGTAGAAGCCCGGCATTTTTCTCTGTGCTTCCCGTTCTGCCTCTTGCTGCGCTCGGACTGTTTCGAGGGATTCGTTTTTAATATCGCGGTAACCATTGGCAACTTTATCAAGCTGCTCTGCACCGGTAACATTTACATCGGCCGCAAGATTTATTCTATTCATCATATTCAAACCTCACACATATATAAAAAAGTCTGTTTTCAGTCTTTGCATAGACCAAAAACAGACTGAAAACTATTCACTGCACAAAATATCCTTGTCGTCATAGCCAAGGTCTTTTAAGGCATCTTCCGTTACCTCTTTTTCTTTCTTCTCTTCGTCCTTTATAAAGCCTGTCAAAATACTTTCTTCCGTATAGGTATTTGCAAACTTAAAGAAGAATTCAAGGTAATCATCGTCAATCTCCCTTAACGGTAGCGGCAACTCCCGAAAATAAACCGTCGCCCACAGAATCCTGAACGTCCTCTGCGTCAGCAGTTCCGTTATCGGTCTTTCCTTCATTGTGTTTAAAGTTGCTCTGCACCTTTGCGCGAAAAGACCATGCCTTAACATAGACTTCGTTGATAAAGTCTACGTCCGGCATATCCCCCCATGAGAAATTCTCATTTTTCTTTTTCAGATTATTAAACCAGTCCTCTCCGCTTTCAACAACCACATCGAGGAACGCCACTTTATACAGGTTAAAAGTTGCATCATTGTCAAAATTTGCCGCCGGAATGCCGTTACGCATAGCCGCAACACGCCTGTCTATTGCAATCAAATCTTTCTGTTTCGGAAACTTCACAACGAAATTTCCGCGCGATGTTTCAATCGTTTCTTTAACCGTCTTTCCGTTCAGAAGACTGTAAAAAATATCTTCCTGTTTCTTATCGTCAAAGACAGCATCTTTATTTTTGATTTCTTCCGTAAGTTCCATTCCATACGCTCCATAGATTTTTTAAGATTCTTTCAGAAGGTCATGCGGTAACCGTCCTAAACCTTCTAAAAGCCGAACCTTTTATTTTTTATAAAGTTCGCTGTTCGGATAGTCCGAACCGTTGAACATACCGATTGATTCAAAAGAACAGTTGGCAATCATATAGCCCTTGCCGCTTGAACGTTCCGAGTAAGAGTTCAGAACTGCCCAAGTGGTAGACGCGACAATCGCCTTTGCCTTTTTGTCGTAAAGTTCAAGATACGGAATCTTTGCAGTTTTCTCTTCCTCAACGATTGTATCAATGTTCGGATTGAGTTCCTTAATGCAGTAAGCGTCATTAAGGCTGAACCCTTTCGCCGGAACAAAGCCTGAGAAAGTCGTGCTTACACTAACGCCCGTAATGTCGATAGCCACCGGCAAGAATTCTCCCAAAACTTCCGCTTTTTGCGTTTGAAACTGCGCCCGCATTTCAAAATCCTGAACAAGCCCGATAACTTTCGCGCTTGCCGCGTCCGCACCTGCACGGACAATACAGTTCTTGCCCTGTACAAGGGAATCGCCCTGCAAATTGTAGTCTGCCATTTTACTACCCCCTTATAATTACACTTCCACGGTCGAACTGTATACTTTGTTCGTTGCTGTGATGAATATGAAGTTGTTCGGCGCACGGATGTATCTGTCAAAAGTCAGATATATCTTGTCGCCGTCAAAACGCACCTTTGCATTTTCGTAAAGATTCAAACCGTTCTTCGTGATGAGATTATCCGCATACCATTCTTTGGACTTATTTTCCAAAGTCTGAATGACTGAACTTTCGCTGGGTTCATCATTCGTACCGATTCGGCGGTTGAATGCCTTACGCAAATCTCTGTCCATATAAAGAACGGAACGAATCATTGAGCGTTCATTGAGAATCAAAGAATCGCCCTGATACGTGGTCATACAACGGATGCAAACAAGTTCGCCGTCGTCATTCTCTCCGAACGGAACAATACCGCCGGCAATCATCTTGTTAAGTTCGCCAGCTTTGTATTTCACGCCGAAGGAACTTACTTTAATCGCTTTATTCGTAAGCGAATTGCTTACGGCTATCGCGCTTTCAATGCCGGCGCATTTACAAGCCAAAAGCGCCGGATTGATTGTCTCGCTCGCACCGGTAATCGGATTATTTGCAACCGCGCTTGTCATAACAAGTGAAACAAGTTCGCTGTTGAACCCCCTTGCCAAAGAGAGCGCACTATCAAGGCTTGTTCCCGCCGGAGTTCCGAGCCAGCAAGTACGCTCCTTCTTCTTGCTCACCGAACTCATGCTTACACAATGGTCTGCGATAAGGTTATGGACATCGGAATCGGTAGAAGGTGTCGCAATAATCTGAATGTCCTCTTTTTCAAGCTCGTTGATAGCCTTACTCCAATCACCGACGGTTGAAGTGCCCGCCGTTGCACCGGAGAAATAGACATAGCCATCGTCCTTATCAGGAATAAGCCGGTTTGTTCCGGCAAGTGCAACATTTCCCCTTCCGATGAAAGAAACACTTTCCAACGCATCAATAAGAGCCTGCAAATCACTGTTGAAAGTGTGTGCGGTAGTCATAACGCTTACATTCGAAACATGGTCAAGTTGACTTGACGGCACATTCGGCGTTGTATCAATCAAAGTTGCAAAGTACACACCGGTATCATTGATACGACTTACAACACTCTCGATTGTTTCGCAATCTTCCCAAGTGATTGCAAGGTTGTCCGCCGTTACGTCGGTCGTAAGCGTCAGACCGGTATTGTTAATTGTACAAGCCGCGCTCGTGCCGCTGCCGGTGTAAAGAATGGAGAATGATTTTTTTGAGATGTTATCTATCTCCGTTTCATTGCCCTTATAGTTCACAAGCACTTTTTTTCCGGTCGTTCCTTCGTCAAGCCACATCTTCAACTGATTCATGTGCGTGCCGTAATCTGCGCTTTTAAGCGCCAAAATGTCGGTGTTGCCGTTTTTAAGCATTCTGCCGGACTGCGTTCCTGCGTTTACACGCATACAGAAAACTTGCTGCGGAACAAAGGTATTTGAACCGTTAAACGCCTGAGCAACTGCGCTGAGCAGTTCACCGCCGACAAGCAAATTCTTAGCTTCCGCCTTATCCGCGACACTGTGCAACGTCAAAGGTTTCCCGCCTGTTGAAGTGCCGATAATACAAAGGTTCCCGCTCGATACGCCCGTTCCCGCCCCTACAGTATCACGTCTGGAATAAGTACCCGGAATGTAATGCTGAGAGGTTTGTCCTGCGCTCGAAAATTTAGCTGCTGAAACACCCATATTCTAGCCCCCTTATTATTTTACCTTGCGGTTGAGTGTACTCTCCAAGAGTTCTTCCCATTCCGCGTAAATGTGTACTTCTGCCGGGTATTTTTTACGCATTACTGCTTTAATGCCACTCGACAAGCCTTTTTTCAACTGTAAATACCGTATCACGCCCATTCTCTGTGTCGGAGATAAGGCGTTTGCTTTCGCGGTCATTCCCGTTCCCGATTCAGCAGCAACAGCTGTTATTTCTTCTACCGCCGAATCTAAAGAAGTTGTTTTACTTCCCATAGTTCAATGCCTCCGTTATTATTTCTTTACTTACTTTCGTAAGCTCTGTGTTAAGTACAATCTGCTCAACACAATAATTCACATCCAAAGCGATATGTGCGCCGCTTAAAGCAACGTCGAAATCAAAGTTATAATTGTTGCTCCTGTGTCCCACAATCGTATTATCAAAAAGTGCAATGTCAAAAAACGGATATTTTTCTTCAAGAAGGTGTGATAAATTACCGGTAATAAAAAGTCTTAACTGTTCGTAAATTTCGTTTTTGAGCTGCACATTTTCAGCCCAAACCTCAAAGCCTAGAGTATCTTTCCGCCTTATCCGCATTGAATAGCCGTAACAATAATCTTGCTTTTTGATTGTCTGCCTTATAGCATTAAGCGTTTTGTCGTCAACCACCGTACAAAGACCCGGAATCTCTCTTGTTTTTTCAACTCCCTTTTTGTTTATGTATGTTTCCGTTGTTTTTGTAATCTCGTTTAAGTCGTTTTCCGTCATCCCTATTCCGTCCGTCTGAACTATAGCAAGTTCCTCAAACTCATAAGGTTTCCTGTCTTCCTGTGTTGTGATTACGACACATGGGAATGAATCGGAAGCATTCATTCCGTCATGTAAATACAATTCTGCGAAAGGGTGTTCCGTGGTAACTGAAATGTGAAAGTTTTTGTATTTGTTATCAAGATGTAGGGTATCAAAATACTCTCTCACAAGCGCAACAAGTGCCTGTTCTAAGATTATTCCCCTATTCAAATAACACAACATCTTTTTTGCACCTCGACAAAATAAAAAAAAGACAACGCAAACACGGTCTTTTCCGTGCCTACGCTGCCTTTTGAAAGTGCAAACGCATACAAGTTATAGATATTTCTTCGTTATATAGAATACTTGCAAAAGCTCTGATTGTCAATGTAACAATCACAAACCCAAATCCTGCTCCAAGCCTTCCTGTATAAACTCCTCGACATTTTTTCTTGTCGTTCTTTCAACCGCGCCGACAACATCGCTAGGCGGTACTGCTTTATGTTTCCAGCTATTCGGCGGAGAATTGGCGGAAATAACCCTAAAAGTAAAATAAGTACTTTTACTGTTAGCCTTCATTTTCACCATGCCAAATACATTGTCCGAAATTCCTTCATCTCCTGCGGCTGTAAGCACATCATCGCCTGTAATTCTATCCCCCCATGTATATTCAGGCCGCTCTATATTCTCGCCGCTTGCATTCGGCTCAATATGGGTATTTTCTGTTCTTTGGGATTTTGAAAACTTCCGAGACTTTAATATTTTGTAGACTTCAAACGGAATCACATTGCCAAAATGCGCCCTTGCCTCGCCATTCTTGTTCGGCGTTCCCCATTGAAACGGAATAATCAAATATGGAACGCCTTTATTCTTTCCACTCTTCGCAACACGGCTTTTTCTCCCATAGGGATATTTCGTCTTCATGTCAAACTCAGGACTTCCGTTCTGTATGCGTTCCATATACCGCGAATCAGTCTCAATGCTGAAATCAAAGTCATTTAATCGCTTGATATGAATACTGCCTGCAAGCCGCGGACTGGGGTTTTTAATATTTTCCGCACCCATTAGAGAGCCGCCCAAAGCCCAATTCTGCCAAGATTTTTGAATCAGTTTAGCTGCCATATTAAAAGCCCTGCTTGTTTCAGGCAGAACCCTAGAGCCGTTGCTGTCGGAAAATGCCGCCAGTTGACTTCTCAAAAGAGAAAGTGTATTTTCGCTCAATGCTACATTGACAGTTATCATTCTCAAATCCTTATTTCCCTGCCGATAATTTCATTATGCGTACAGAAACATATTACAAAGGCGGCCGTAAGCAGTGGAAGTATTACTGCGACAGCTGCAAAGCCTTGATAGGCGATACCGCACCCGGTGAAAATCATCTGCCACAATCAAATCAGATAGAAAATATCTGTCCTAGATGTGGCAAAGCAATTACAAAAAAAGATAATCCCCCTAAACAGTCGTAAGCGGTTGTGCAACGGAAAGAGGTATAAGTAAATAATTCTTTCCGTCTTTTCTTTTTACGATGTCAGGAAGATACGGAAATTCCGCAATATAACCGTTCTGCTTAAGAATAGCCTCAATGTCATTCTGCAATTCCTTTACTGCCTTATGGAATTCGAAATATCCGTTTGCGGCTTCATGTGATATTGTTTTTTCTGTCATATTATACTCCCATATTTGCAAAAGCAATTTTATCGATAGATGGAAAAAATCATTTCTTGTTCACACCTCTTGCCTCTCCGTATGTATCATAGAGTTTGATGACCGCCTTTTTCGGCATACGCTGATTCTCGCTTGTTCGTATTTGCGGGATAGCCTTAACAACCTTGTATGTCGGATAAACTTTATAAACAAGCGAATATGCCTCGCCGTCTTCCGGGCAATCATCACAAAGCCATTTAAGATAGTTTGCCCCGCAAAGAATAAAATCCACATCGGGTATATACTCGCGTTCTTTTCCTACACAGCTTACAATCTCACCCACAAAATAAGCCGGGATAACATCATAATCTGCATCTTTCTTTGTAAAAACACCTTTTAATGTGTAAGTACCGCTTAAAACTGTTATAATATCATCCTGCGAAACATCATAGGCATAAGGGAAAGTTAAAACCGCGTCTCCATTATTGTCCTGCATAACCTGAGCATCGCTTTTTGAAAGATTTTGATTCAGAATTACAAAAGTAAACGGCGGAATATATTTTACATTTTTTGCATAAATCGTCTCTGGCGGAGAAACTTCTAACGTCTCCATTTCGCCAGTATCTTCGTTTTTCCGTTTCACCTTGCGCGGTTTCACGAACACGCAGTCTTGTCTGAACTCACCTATTTCATATTTATTACCCTCAGCGTCAATAACGCTTTCAACGCTCTCTATGTCGCCCGGCGCAGTATGATACAGCCCTTCCGTTTTCCTTCTCTCGCTCTGTAAGCCCTCAATACGGTAATATCCGTTTCCGGCAGAAGTCATAACGGCGCTGTCTACTGTCTGCAAGACATTTTGTATCATAACAGCCGTAACATATACACCCTTAACTGGTAATTCAGCGGTATTCAGCATTACAAAAGAACCTACCTTTGTAGCCTTATCGTAAACTCTGCCAGAATTGTCATAACACTTGACCAGCGGGCAATCGGTATATTCTGCGTTAAGCTCAATCATTCCCGAATTATCGCGAATCATTACCGTTTGGGTAACAACAGCGCTTTTTTGATAGCCAAAAGTAATGCCAAGGCCGCCGCATTTCCGACAATGAATATCGGGTTGCATTGAGTTTCCTTTAGCGCACGGACACTTTGCAGCAGTCCGCCACCTTACCCATTGCCCGTGTCGTTCTATGAGCGCCTCGTAATTTTCTTTTCCAAGTTCAAGTTGAACCGGTGAATTACGCGAAAGACCTTGTCCCATACTTACGCATCTCCGCCTGATTCATACTCGATTCTCTGATTCAGAATATCCAAGTATCCTTCCATGGCTTTTACTTGCTCCTGTAAAAGCATACGCCCTGTATCTGTCATATCAAAAGGGTTTGATTCAAGGGCTTTTTTTGCTTTCTTGATTCTTCCTTTCAACTCTTCGCGCTCTTTAATCATGCGTTCTACATACAGTTTCATAATCCTTTTACCCCTTTATATTTTTATAAATCGATTCATCGCCATAAATGCAGTGATACTTTTTGGGATTGAACAACCCTTTTAATGAAAACTTGCCTATCCTTATAACTTTCACATTCCAATACCACGGCAAAGGCGGCAGATAAGTTACGATGTCCGACTGATGCGCATATTGCGTAACCTTACCAAAGAAAATACGTGAAATAAGTTTTGTAAATAAAAACACAAGAGGTTTCGGCGCGCCGAATGTTATCAAGTCAGGCTTTTTACCCGACTGAAAGAATATTTCAATACCTGCCAAAACGGAGCCTGCGCCGCCGTATGAATGACCGCAACAAACAACTTTATAATCAGGAAAAGTATTCATCGCCGTCAAAACTTCGTTCATGAACAAACCCTTGCAAGAGTTGAAAGTTGTCTGCCATCCGAAGCAAGCGAAATACAAATACCACTGTCTTACCTGCGGAATAAAAAAGAAGAGAAAGTTTACAATCCAATCAATGACGCTCGTTGAGAATTGAGAAAAAACATAGATTATCTTTTCCTCGCTATCAATCTTTACCCGCCAATCGTAATCAAAAGTATTTGTTTTGTAGTCCAAATTTTCCTGATAGTTATAAAGTTCCCACGGTTTCATTTTCTTATTTCCTCTCAAAATAAAAAGGGCAAGGCGGCGCAAAAAACCTTTTTAGGAGTAAAAAACGCCGCCAAGCCCTAGAAAGTATATGACTATTTTTTATTACCTATCCGCTCCGCAATAACGGCAATAGCCAATGCCGCCGCCGCGATTACTCCAGCGGTACACACAATTCCGCCCGAAACCTTGACAGTTCTTGCACCGCCAATAATCAATGCTGCAACATCAACACCCACCACTGCCCAAGCAACGGTTTTTACAATCTTGTTCTGAAAGAACACTTTGATTTTCTCAATCATAATTTACCCCCATTTATTTTAATTACCCAAAAGGTAATTTTTTCCAATGTTAAATAGCTCCGATTATCATGTGTCCGAACTTATTTTTATTCTGGTTGATGTAATTCTCTATTTCGTCCTGATACACTTTGATTCTCGCGCCGAAATATGCGCTGGTAGCCGACTGGGTTGAACTGAATGATTCGGAAAGACCGTCCATACTCAAAGAGCTTGAAGAAAATCCGGACATAAGACCGTCGCCTATGATATTTAAAAGACTTACCGCCGCAACTTTTGCAATAATCTGCCTTAAATCCTGCGGAATATCATCAGAAGTCTCAAAGCCTGCGTCATAGTCAATCGCATAGAATAACTGAGATTGCAATGTCTGATTTCCATACATTCCCACGGCAGTCTGAATCATGCTTGAGCGGTCGCTGGGTCTTAACGGCCGCTCCATAAGTTTTAGAAGCCCCTTTGTCTTGTCTACAACGGTAGTTTGCGTAATGTTTTTTACGCCCTGCAACCTAGACAGCAACTCTAATTTATGAAGTTTGATAATAGGCTTTTGTCGAGTTTTTATAAGCCCGTATCGTGATATTCTCGAAAACTTGAAGTCGTAAACCGCTTCGTCAACGTCATAATCCTTGCCTTTCTCAAGGTTTCTTTCTTTTGCGTTGTAGCGGATTTTCTTCTTCCTGATTGTGATGTCAAGCCGCCTTTCAACCTCTGCGATGCTTGAATCAATAAAATACTGTATCTGCTCATCTGTATAAGACTGCCCGTTTGTCGCTTTAAAATCTGTTCCCCAAAGATAGGTAAAACGCAAGTCATCAGGTGTTAGGGCATTACCCCATTGTCCGTCAGGTACTTTGTAATTGCCGAACGTGTAACCTATAGCTTTGTCCCCGCCGTTTCTCACCCAATTTGAATAAATATAATCTGTGTCTTTTGGATTTTGAATCGAAAAATCGACATAGCGATATGAATAAAGAGTATTGCTTTCGGCGTTTGAATCTAAAACATCTCCGCTAACACCGATTGCCGGATTATCTTTACTGGGAACGCAAAATCCGCTTGCCGTATAAGACAAATACTCATCACTCGTATACGACCTTCTCTCAAGCCTGTATTTGGAATGTGAACGGTCGTTTATCGTAACGATGATTTTATTGTTTACCGAACAAGCGATTATCACCTTCGCGCCCCCAATAAAGATTATTTGAACTCGAAGCCGGGAATCTGTTGAAAATGCAGCGCGTCTTCAATAGAAACCTTTGCTTTTCCGTTTTCGTCAAAAGTAACAATTTCTCCTGTGGTGCCGCAAACGGATTTTCCGGCTCTCTTTATAGACACAACTTCAACAAGTCCGTCCGAACCTACAGTGAAAGGCAATCCACTTTCTGTGTTTCCAGCATCCGCTCCATCAGGGTTGGTTTCGCCATCCGCTCCGTCAGGGTCGGTACCGATTATTTCCGTCGTTTCAGTCGTTGTTGCTTCAACCTTCTGCGCTTCCACATCGACAGTTCCATTTTCCATAGCTGCCACTTCTTCAGTTGCCACCGCTTCTTGAGTGGCAGCAACTGTTGAATTGTCAGCGACAACTGTTTTCTGGTTCTTAGATGTCACTGTTTTTGCCATTAGTACAAGCCTCCGTTATAAGAAATGTTCTTGACAAATCCGAGGTGCTTAGCAGCACGAACTTCGAGTACGCCATACATCATTACAAGGAACGGCGTTTCGGCACTTGCAACCGGCGCGAGCGGGAACGTACAAACCGGCAAGAGCTGTGCAAAAGTGTAAACATTCTGCAAACGTTTCTTGGGCAAGAAAAGCATTGAAGCGGTTCCCGGAAGTTCCGAGTTGTTATCAGCGTAAGTCGTTGTAGAACTGCCGCTGTCAGCAACCTTATCCATTTCCATGACAGCACTGCCGTCTTTCTTTGAACGACAGATAATGTAACCCGTCGCCGCTACGCCAGCACCCGGCTTGATTGTAAGAGTTACAACATTTCCGGCTGCAACTGCAACAGGAGCGGCAACGGCAGTTCCGGCAGAAATACCGTACTGGTTTACCGCATGAACGGTATACTTGTAGTCGCCCGCGTCTGCCGCGACAAACTGCGAACCGGCTCCGGCCGCTGCGCTTGCAGTAACGCTTGCGGGAGCAGCAGGGCGTTTTGTTGCATCTCCTTCTGCGACAACTTCGCCCTTAACTTCGTAGAGCATATCATCGCCGGCATCTTCACCGCTCAAAGCGATATTTGCCCCGACGGCAGTACCGTAATCGGGAATTGTCTTGAAAGAAAGATTGGGCAACGGCTGGTTCATGATATAACGCTGACGGTCAGCGAACATTTCCTTGATGTCTTTGGCAAGAACAACAGGGAAAAGCGCCTTGTCAAGGAATCCGCCTTTACCGCGGACTTTTGCGGCAATTTCGTCGAAGATTTTTTCGCCGTAGTTTCCGAGCGTTTTACCTTGAAGGTCGATGATATTCTGTTCGTCTGCCTTTGCCTTTTTGATTGAGGCGATAAAGCCGTCAAATTCAGTCGGAACGACAGAGGAATCGCCGTGGAAGCACTGGAACTCGGAAGCCTTGATGATTGTTTCAACGCCGGCAAGTTTTTCGCTTGCAAGTGCGCCTTCAAACGTTTCCGCCGCTTCCATTTGTTTTGTGACAGAACGGCGTGACTGCAAGTATTTTACAGCGAAAGGTTTACGTTCAAGAGACTGATTCGTATCGACTGAAACACCGCCTTCTGCTACAGAAAGATGGCGGTAATCGCCATGACTTGTACGCAAGTTCACCTCGTGTACGGTCGAGCGAACCGGTGTCTTTTTTACCGAGTTCATGATTTTACAGTCTTCTTTCAACTGGTCAACCACGTTGATAACCTCAGCTTCGAGGTTTTCAGGGATAAGAGCGCGTCCACCGGTGAAATTAGCGGAATCAGTTCCGTAACCGGCTTCAAGCGCTTTTTGCAATTCGTTTACTTCATTGGCGTCCATTGCACCGGAAGAAACGTTATCAAAAAAGCCTGCCATATTAGTTAGCCTCCCTTGCAAGTTCTTTTTGCAAGAACTCAAAATATTCTTTCTTCATGGGTCTGCCGGTGACCATGCACTTCTGCATATCACTTGAAATCATGCTTGATTTCACCATGTCGATTTTGCCCTCTCTTACGCAACGAGTAAGAACAAGCTGCGCTTTGTAAAGGTCTTCATCCGTAGGTCTGCCGCTCTGAACGACAGCGCCGGTAGAACCCGAATCGCCATTCATACTTTTTGCAAGTACGGATTTCGGCGGAAGTTCCTGATTGCCGATTTTTGCAAGCATTTGCGCGATTCCTACAACCGCCTCGCCCAAATCGTCAAGCCGTCTGTTGGTGTCTTTGATTGACTTGCGCATTGCTGTAAGGTCGGAATCAAGGGCTTTAAGCACCTCACCGCCTTCAACCATGCCGTCGTCTTCATCGTCTGAATCACCGTCATCGTCTTCTTCGTTTCCCTCTTTGTCCTTGTCGTCTTTGTCGGTATCGTCAAGGTCGATTACGTTTTCATCGGTCTCAAGGTCGGTTTCTTTTTCCTTTCCGCCTTTTTCGATGTCTTCGTCATCGTCCTTTGGATTACCGCCTGTAAGAGATTTCAAAAGAGCGGAAACCGTGTTGGAAAATGATTTTTTCATCATTTGCCCCCCTTGATTTATTATTTCCGAGGTAATTTCCTCGGCTTTTACCTTGTTAATACCGTTTGCCATAAGGTAGTCGATAGCGTCTTTTTCGCCATTGACACGCCCTCTTTTCAAGAGGTTTACCAATTCAGCAATAACAGCCTTTTCGTCTTTTGTATTTGATTTTGCAGTTATATCTACAGTCTTTGTATTTGTATCTTCAGGAATTAAAGTTCTTCCGCCGGTCATTCCGTTTGAATCCGTTCCATATCCGGCGCAAAGTGATTTTTTCAGCTCCAAAGGTAAATATCGAATGAACTCAGCACTCGACATAGATTTAGCAAAAACCGCACTTCCTACAGTGTTGTTTACAGGACTTACAGTCAGAGCTAAGTCGTTCCATAATACATGGGTGATTTTCTCAACGCCTGTTTTTATATTCTTCAAAACTTCGGGGAAAATACCGCCAACACTCGCACGAACCCTTGTAGACCCTGCTTTCAACATTTTTATAATTTCTTTTGCCTTGTCGTTTGTAGCATAAAGTTTGCCGACAACTACGGTTGATTTAGTCGCCGTATCGAATTTGACATCAACAGGTTCGCCGATAACCATAGAGGGGTCTGATATTACATTCCCCTTATCGTCTCGTCTCTTGTGCAAATGGTCGTAAGATATTACGCCGCCTTTCAAAAACTCATCTTTGGATTCCATTAAGGCATTCTGTAAAACAATTTGGTCTTGCAAGTCTACATTTTCGTTACTGGCTTCGACCTCAAAAAAATAGTTTCCGTTCTCATCCGTCTTGCCATCAACCGATTTTCTGATTTCAAGATTGAGATAAATATTGTTCAATTTTTCTTCTACGGTCATTTTGCACTCCGAACAAAATAAAAAAGGCAGCCCGCGAAAGTTCAGTACAATGTCGTACTGCCTTTGGGTGGACTGCCTTTTAAAAGTGCAAATCTCGATTAAGAATTATACAGACGATAATTCGTGTTTTCTACATAATAAAATCAATACAACTATTTGTCAAGTTTTCAACCGGCAAATACTTTGTCAATAGTTTCCTCAAATTCTTTGAAAAGTTCTCTTGATTTTGCAAAATTACAAAATCCATTCACCTGCGTTTTCTTCAAAACTTCCGCGATGCTACGATAATACCATTCAATATCTTCCTTGCTCGCATTGAACCTTTCCCACAGTTTCGCACCGATTGCTTCTTTGTCAATCAACATACTTCTGATATTTGAGAGCTTATCGGCAAAACATACAAGCCTTGTTTCCGTACTTGCAGTTTGCAACTCGTCAATGGTTGCCCGTTTCCGCTCTTTCCACGTTTTCGATTTATCTTCACTCTCAGACTGAACAAGCGCAAGAATAGTATCACCGAATGTTTCTCTGATTTCTTCGGGCTTTGTGCCTGTATCTTCCAAAATATCATGCAGTATTCCGGCAATAATTACATCTTGACTGCAATCCATAGCCGTTAGAATCTGCATAACTTCCATAGGATGAACGATATAAGGAATATTAGTTCCTTTTCTTTTCTGCCCTTCGTGTTTTATAGTTGCGTAAGTTATCGTCTTCTGAATTACCATGCTCATTTTTCACTCCTCTTGAGATACTAATCTTCGTTATCTTCCTGTTCTACTAAAAGCAAATCGCAATCGTCAAACCACTTTTTAGCATTGCCAAAATCAACAAGATAACGACCGTCTTTTACTTCAACAACAAGACCAACCTTGCCGGTCTTGATAACCTTTACATCATCGTACTCTGTCATAGTATTGCCTCCTTTTTCCGTCCACGTAACTGTGTGGTTCTCCACACTGAAAATAGCCGTTGCCAAAATTGCGCGGTGGTACGCTATTTATCAAATCTCATGATATATTTTCATCAAAATAATCGCCCGGCTTGAAGTCCTTGTCAATGCTTATTTTCCATTCTTCAATAAGCTGCAATACACCGATGATTTTGAAAATGTTCCAAAGTCGCCGTCTTCTTCATAAGCGCCGTAGTAGTAAACCGTCGCGCCGTCCTGCATTTCCTTTTTGAAGAAGTCAATCATATTTTGCGGCGTTTTATACTTGCTGGCTCTCTCGTCTTCAATCGGTAAATTGTTCATTTTCTTGCTCCTGCCGGGTGTTTTACCCGGTTTTTAATCATTATTTATTGCCTTCAAGAATTGCGATTCTATCAAGTAAACTAAAACAACCTGTCAAAATTACGTTACTTAAAGCATTGAATCTTTTTAACGCCTCTTCTTGCTCTAATCTTACATGGCGATAATGTCCGCCGTCTGAATCTTTCCAAGATAAACCGACAATGTATTTATTGCCATCCGCTTCATAAGTGATACGAAAGTTTATATCACTGTGTAACTCTCTCATTTCTGCTATTGTGTAATTCATACCGCGTCCTCTGTCTTTTCAAGATTTTTCAGGTATGTATAAACTCTATTTCCGTTTTCAAGTTCAAGCTGCACTTTTGCGTTTGTGTACTGGATTGCTTCAACATCAAGTCCAGCGGTCTGCAACACAAGAGCGCTTTTTGCACCGTCATAAGTTACCGGGTCATACGGATTTTCAAACATTCGTAAAACCTTGCCGGTAGTTCCTTTCGGAAGTTTACGCCCTCTTGCAACAATTACGCTATCACCGATGTAAATAAGGTTTTCCTTGCGTTTCTTGCAAGCAATTTCAGGATTCCACGCCGCCGCAACTGCCTTCATAAGTTCGCTCATTCTCCCACCTCCACAATGTACTCACGCAAATCTAAGTGATAATATTCGCCCTTCTGCCAGTTCGGAATTATATCCGCAATAACTTTTCCGTGATGTATTCTTGTTCTCATGGTATAGTTTTCAAGTGTTGTCTTATCCATTAAGCCGTAGATGTCGCAGCGTTTCCAAAAAGTAATTTTCATATCACACCTCACTTGTCGGGATATTCCCTGCGATTTATTCTAAGAATTGAATCCGATAATGCGCGGCATTCTCGTTTCAAGTCTTGTTGTCTCTCTGAAAAGTTCCGCCAACTGGTCGCAATACACGCCCTCGAACTCTCTCTTGACTGTTTCCTTGCGTTCAAAATCCTTGTTGCTCCACCACACGCGCGAAAACTTCAAGTAGTAGGTGTCGTCCGCTCTCAAACCAACGAACACGGTATTAACAGCAGCGGAATTGCACCCGATTTTGAACTGCAAACAATTTTCATCGTTGATACAAAGGTCTTTGCCGCCTACCATGTAAAAGAAGGATTTTCCGCCGAACTGATTCAGGATTTCAGCCGCAATTTCACTGTTCATTTCCAAAAGTCCGATTTCTGATTTTCTCATGTGTACGCTCCTTGCAAGGCTCTCAACCGCCCCACAACTATATATTAAACTATTTAGTTTAATATGTCAATCATTAAATTAAACTTTTTACTAAAATAATTCAATTTATTTATTGATTTATTGAATTATCTAGTTTAATATATTCCTTATGAACGTAAGCGAAATTATCAAGATTATATGTGTAAAGCGAAATATCACCGTTGCGGAATTATCCGTAAAAATGGGATTCTCAAAGCAGAATCTTTTTAACAAACTTTATCGCAACGATATGAAAGTATCAGATTTAGAAAAGATTCTTGACGCACTGGATTGTGAATTGAAAATATGTGTTTTGGATAAAGAATCAAAGCAGCCGATTTTATAAAAACGCTCTAGGATTGCTTTAGAACGCTTGTTTTTCATTTTTGGTGTAATTTGTCAACTGAACACTAAAAAGCACTTGTATAGCCCAGTATTGCGCGATACAAGGGTATTTTTATCACTTCTTAAACAAGATTTTTAACTATCGATTTTCTGATTCAAGATAATTCAGTCGTTTAAGTTGCTCCATTGTTCATAATGTTTTTCTTCGGTTTGCTCTATGGATTCAATGTTATCATCAAGGTATTTTAGCGCGTCTTCTAAACTTGTATTTTTTAAACAAAACTCAAAAGAAGAGTGATAAGCAAACAATTTCACTTTTACCCAGTCTTTTTTATTCTTGCGGAAAAAATCAGCTTCCGCCGCCCTGCCTTGTGGTGTTTTACAGTCTATATGTTTCATACCTGAATTATCGGCATATAATTTAAAATAAAAAACCGTAGACTTGCTACGGCTATGACTATTCAGGAAAGAATAGAGGTGCGCTTATTTATTAAAATAACTCTCGTAGAGTTTGGCACTTTCCTGCGCCTCTTTTGCGCTGCACTCGTGCCATGTCATAGGGTCTGCGGAAAGTCTGTCAGTTTTTACGGTTTTTCCGTCGCCGTACAAGCGATAGATTCCGTCTTCTTTCTCGACATACGCTCGGTCGTCATTATCAATGTAATATTTCATGTTTCACCCCCTGCACTTGTATCTTAAACTAGATAGTTTAATTTGTCAAATGCTTATTTAATGTAGTTAATCAAGTGTTCAAAATGCTCGATTGTCTTATCGGTCAATACACCCTCTCTCTTAGCCTGTTCAAACAATGGCATAGCCTTGTCTACATGACTTCTGATTGCAGCGGCATAAGGAGCGTGTTTATACTCGCCGTCAAAAATATTCGCGTTGCCGTCTTTGCCTTTTGGAATATCTCTTGTCGGGAAGTTGCCTTGTTTTGAGTATTTATTTGAAAGTCCGTAAAGGTCTTTTTGTGCTTCGCCCATAATTTCAGCAAGTTTTGCATACTTCGGATTGCTTGCAACGCTGCGGTAAACTTCATAAAGCGCGTGTCCGTAACGCTCTTTTGCTACCATGTTTGCGGTAGTGTTTACCTGCAATTCAACGATTGCGCCGTTTGAAAGTTTGACATTACAGTTAATGTCTGAATATCCAACCGGCGACGGTTTACCAAAGTTATTTTTAATGCGTGCAACTTCTTTTCTGCCGTCAAGGTGTTTAAGAATATTTGCAACATCTTCAACGCTATTCAAACAGATTGTATGTCCGTCGCAATCGCGGATTGTGCGGCAATGGTAAGTATCTGTCTTTTCGTCGTAAATCTGTTTTGCAATATCCGAGTTTGATTCTGATTTTGCGTCTTCGCGTAACTTTTCTTTAATGCGGTCTTCGCTTTTCAAAGCCTGTCGTTTCATAACAATAGGATTGAGGGCAAGAAACTTTTGACAAACGCTATCGGTAAAGTTACTGAACTCACCACGTACCGCTTCAATCGTGCTTTTAAGTCCTTCTATTGTGTCGCAGGATTCAGGCTGCATACCGTCAGTATTACGCCATCCCGGCTTAACGCTATTTGCGTCCATAAGTCCGCGGATAGCATCATTCGGGTTAATCATTTTTGTTACCTGTTTGACGTTTTCATGTCTTACACGGAACACTTGCCCTTTTGCATTTCCAGTTCCCTTTACTGTTACACCGTCTTTTCCGATTCCTATAATCTGCCCCGTAAAGTCCGAACCGCCATGATTGAAAACAATGCAGTCGCCGATAGTATGGGCATAAGAGTGCTTTTTACCGTCTGCTTTCGGTTCTGCTTTGCCCTTTCCGTTACCTTCTTCTTGCTTGTCAATTTTTTTGTAGACTGTTTTTTTATGTCCGTTCTTGTCGGTAACAATCTCTTTGCGCAACTTTGACAAATCTTTTTTACCGAATGCCTTTATCATTTCTTCGTAAAGTTTTCGCTTAAACATTACTTTCATTTGCTTTACCCCTTTTATGCAATATCTGCAAGAACTTCCGCAACAAGTTCTTTTGCTGTTCGTTCTTTTCGTAAAATATTTGTTACGATGTCCTGAATAGACTTCTTAATATCCAAGAATCGTTCCATAAGGCTTTGTTTACTCTCAACTCCGCCCAAGAAAATATCACACATTCCATTGGCTGAATCCCGCAAGCCTGCGTCTAAATCTCTCATTCTTTGTGCAAAAGCCTTTTCACCTTCATCGTGAATCAGCTTCGCAAGTTTACTTGTTACTTCGTCAGGTTTTTCATCTCCAAACAAAGAACCCTGCGCAAGATAGTCATCTACAGTTTTCCAAGTGTCGTGGCTTTTTGAAACTGTTACGGCAATATCTACTGCCCTGTTAAGTTCTTTATTAAAACTATATTCCTTCCCGTTCCCTTTATTTTCAATCAGCGGCAAAATTGAACGTACCAGTTTTTGTCTGATTCTTTTGCCGCCTACGCTATCAAGTTTTCTGATATTACCTTCATCAAGAACGCTTCCGACAAGCACGGTTTCTACAAAGTCTTTGCCGGTATCGTTCAAAGTGCCGTCAGATTTACAATACTGAGCTTTCTCGTTATCGCCGATGATCCCGGCTTCAATCAACTTTCCTACAAACTGTTGGCAGCCTTTGGAATCGGCGTAAAGCTCTCCCATTGTGTCATAATTCGTAAGCTCACTTGCGATAGAGGATATTTTTTGTTCGTTCAATGTCTTTGTCAGTTTCACCGCTTTTTCGACATTGCTCATTGTCTTTTTCGTATCGCGATTGAACTGCGCGAATTCTTCCGTGGTATAGTCCCCTTTATGTTCTTCGTCCACTTCCAAAATCAAACGCGGATTCTTAAATCCTTTAAGGTCGCTTTCTTCAAGTCCGTATTCGTCAATCATTTCTTTCAGGTCTTGCAGATACGCCTTGTCAGTTCCATTTCTCGCAGCAAGTTTACTGCTCATTGTGCGGTTATTTCCGCTTACTACAATGCCGTCTTTTGTTACGATTGGCGGTGATTCAAGCGCAAGAGAATTAAAGTTACCCGCAATTCTTCTTACACTTTCTTGTGCGTCAGCATCCTTTTGGTAATCGCGGTCATTTATATTCTGTCCGTTCGCATTTTTCGGAAAATTTTTTGTAGGGGCATAATTTATTTCGTTATGGCTTGCAGTTGGCGCATCTGCCTCAACCAGTTTATAATGGCACTTTATTTTATTACCGTTCGGAAGTGTTACCGTCTTTTTGTTCCCCATAACACTTTTGAATGATTCATAATGTTTACGGATTTTATCAATTCCACTCACATTAGATTCCAAAGAATCATTCTGCTTTTTCTTATTCTCTTTTTTCTTGTATTCCTCAAATACTTTCGCTGCTTCTGTTTCAAATTCATGTTTCAGTTTCTCATTGAATTCTCTAGCCCTTTTCTTCTCAGACGTAGATAATTTCTTAAACATATCTGTTTTTGTATTCACCGCTTCATATCGTTTTGCCTCTCCAGCTGCCCATACATCCATAAGGCGGTCGCGCCCCGCTTTTATATAGCTCGCATCATTCCACCTGTCTTTAAAGAACTCTGCAATGATTTCTTTTCCGTTTTGTATTCTTTTTTTTAATTCACTATCTGTAAAATAATGTTTTTCTTTTTTATTATCCTCATACTTATCATTCAGTGCCGAAACGTAGTCGCTTAATTCCTTCACAAATGGTAACGGCCGGCCATTATCGTCTGAGAATCTATCTCGATTCTCAAGAATAAGCTGCAAAAGTTCTTCCGAACTCGTACATTTATCGGCTTTCCGTTTGAGCGCAGCAATAGAAAGTTTCGCTCCTCGTGAATTACTATCGTATTTCGGCCGCCATTTTCCGGGAGATATTTTTATATACTTCTTCCCTTTCCATTCGCGAATAGTACCAACAGGCAACCCCTTTCCGCCCTTTGCAATGCTTTCAGCCTCTAAAAGAGATTTTTTAAGGTCTTCCTTATTTTTTTCAAGTCCTATAAGATGTTCAAGGATTTTATTTTTGAAGTAATCAAGTTTTTCGTCTTTCATTTTTTTTGCCCCGAAAAATCAAGTTTAAAAAGAAAACGCCGGCTTCCCTTACAAAGAAGAGATAACCGGCGTTCGCTTTTGCGTAACAACCATGTATATATTACGCTTACTATTATACTTTACACCCTCGCATATTTCAATAATGCGTTCTTCTTAATATAAAGATTTCCACTCTTATCAAAATAGCACCATGCCTTTTGAACTTTATCACGCCCGAAACGTTTGTCGTTTTCTGCTTTAATCTTTGATTTAAACTCATCGTCCATAACGTGTAAGTCAGCCATAATTCCGTCTACATTCTGTTTGACAAGTTCATCGACTGAAAGAAGATTCTTTTTGTTTGCTTCGTTATAGGCTATAGCTTCCTCGTAGAACTGCTCCCTCATGTCCTTTGCCTTATCCACGTTATTACGGCACTCGTCCATAAGTTTTACATAGTCTTGAATCTTCTGTTCGCAATCTGCTTGCGTCATCATTCCCTTTGAATTAAGATATGCGCGGCAAGATACCCTAGTATCGTTCAACTTCTTCAAGTTTTTATTGTAAATCTTGATGTAGTTCTTTGATGTCGCTAAATCGTCCTCTTTTTTTGCCTGTGTACGTTCAATGGAATCAATAAAGTGTTTGAATTCGCCGTACCTATTGGCAAAAGCATTGAATTTGTGTTCAAACTCATCAAAAAGTGCGCGGTCTTTACCAAAAGGTTCAAGGGTATCTTCCTTCCCTTTGAACTTCTTTTTAACATCAGCGGCAAATACTTTAAGGTCTTTAATCTGTTGATTGATAGTATCAGCCTTTTTCTGTTCCGCTTCGATTCCTTCAAATTGCCAAGGAACGCCGTTTTTAGCTTCTTCTGCAATACGTTCATCGCTTTTAAACGCAACATCAATCTGATTATGCAATACATCAATCAACTGCCCGTACATCTTTTGGTCGCTCTTGTTCTTTTCGGTAAACTCCATAACTTGCAGGTCAGCTCTTTTTGCCGGGTCTTTAATCAATGCAAACTTTAATTCTTCCGGATTCACATCATTTGAGTTCATTGTGTCTCCTTTGTAAGAATAAAGGTCATCCGTGCGTGATGATTTTTCATCGTGTTTCTGATAAATCATCGGGTCAAGAGAATCGTGCATAAGCGGTGTTACACAATGCACAACTCCTTGATGGTTCCCTTGTCGCCAACCTCGCCCCCAAAGTTGCTGAACATCGGTAGGATTCCAGTCAAGCTGCGTACAATAAATTGTAGTAGTATTTCCTTGTAAGTTACAACCCTCTTTGATTGTAGAACTTCCAATAATGATTTTGCATTTTCCGTCCACATTATTGAATTCATCGAACACTTTAGCGCGGTCGTCAAGTGCCTTGTCTGTTGTTGCCGCGCCAGCTACTGTTGCAATGACTTCCTTCGGGATTCCGTGCTTAACCATATAGTTCTTGACCTGCGGGAATTGCTCAACACCGCTAGGCATATACATAATCTGCCCGTTCGTTGACTTCTTTTTGTACTGAGCAATGATGGAATCGCAAGTAAACTTTAATTTCGGAGAAGATTCTACAAACTCATTCATAGTAGGAACGTCGTAACCATCAGGAATAAAACTGGGGTCTACAAGTGCCGGACTTAAAGCACAATTCTTCATAGCATTCATTGCTCGGAACATATAACCATCGTCTCTCTCTGTCTTTGGTGTCTTTTCCTGTAATTCGATATACGCACTACATTTGTCCATAATTGCCTTTTGCAATGAACTTAATTCAAGCTCCGGTGCGTGCATACGCTTGTAAGGTCTTATAACCCCGGCTTCTTCACCGTCGACTTTATCCATGTAAGAAGTGAGTAACCCTTGCAACTCTGAAAGATTTTCAAATCCCTTTACTACCGGTGCCTCCGTTACACGATTGGCCTTTACGACATATTCACGTTGAACTTTACAAAAGTTTGTAACAAACTGCTCTAAAGAATAAAATCCCTGCTCTTTGAGTTTATCACGTGCCATATACGAAAGGATTGAGTAAACCTCTGTCGGTGAGTTTTGGAACGGAGTAGCACTGAGCAAGAAAGTATTTCTGCCGTCATTGTGTCTCTGAATCAACTGTGTAATTGCAAACAGTTTCTTTGCGCGATTAGAAGGCTCTCCGCCACTACCAAGCCCGTCGAACTCGTTCGATTCTCCTTGCTCATTCTCTCCCTTTTTGTTCATGTGTCGAGGCATCTTGAAAAGATTACGGAAGTTATGCACTTCATCAACCGTGATATGGTCAAATCCCAAATCAGAGAACTGTACACCTTCGTCGCGTGTTTTTCCCATTTCACCTACGAGTTCGGCGTTCTTTTCACTCTCGCTTGCCTTTGCACGCTTAGACTTGCCATCGCCGTTACTCTCCATTGCTCCAAACTCTACATCTTCCTGTATTTCAGATTCTTCCGTTTCATTAAACCCGATATTTTCAAGACCTTCATAAGTACATACAGAAATTGAGCCTTCATCAATTTTCATCCCATCCTTCCAATAGTTTTTAGAAAGGTTTCCTAATTCATTGATTTTAATATCAGGGAATAACTGATGAATTGACTTTATCCAGTTTGTATATACTGCTTTTGGTACGCAAATAAGCGGTTTTTTGGCTCTCCCTGTCTGAATCTGATTGACTGTTGCAACAATACCGCAAGCTGTTTTGCCAACCCCAACATCATAAGCAAGCAAGCCGGTACCTTTATTGCAAAGCATAGAAATACCTTTAAGCTGCTGAGGTAAAAGCACAAACTCTTTTTTCCCTTTATGCGTACTCATATTGTCTACAAAAAGCGGAATCTTTGAGTAATCAGGATTTACAAAAGAGTTTGCCTTATCGTTCCATGCTTGAATCAGGTCTTTTTGGTCTTCAATACTTAAACCTTCCGACAAATAGCGATTAAACAGTTTAATTGCGGTATCGCGTCTCAGTTGCTTTTTGCGCTCACGGTATCTTACCTTGCTTTTTTTGTCGTCCGTTCCTGCCTCTCCACGGTCAAGTCTAAGAGATTGTTTATTTACAAAATCTTTTATGTCGTTCCAGTTCAATTCAGGCGGAATTTCACTTCTTGAAATTGGACTGTCGCTACCTCCGCCATATCCTGCCCAAGCAAAAAATCCGCTTATAAGGTCGTTTCCGTCCTTTGTCTTATATTCCCTTGCCCATTCTGCGATAGGTGAAAGTGTAAAGCCATCAGATTTTTCAACCTCGTTTCCGTTTTCATCTTTTTCCTTCCAAGTGCGCAAAAGCCCTTTTTCTTTCGGGCAAACGGATTCAAGTAATGACTTTTTAAGTGTATACTGCGGGTCTTCAGGGGCAAGTTCGCGTAATTTCTTTCGGATATTGCCGCTTGCATAATTTACGACATTGACATAAACATCACCGTCTTTTACAAAATGGTCAGAAGTCTTTATATAGTCCTTCTGCTCCTCTGTGAGTTTAGTTGTGTCGATGTTTCCGTATTTGTCGGTAACTTTCCAAATCGGCAAGTCTTTAGGGTCAAAAGATTTTCCGTACTTTTTGTTAAACTCTTCAACGCTCATACTATGTGCGTTAGGGTTTGCCGGATAGTCGTGCGCTCCATCAGCGTTCTTGTTTCCCCTCATTGCTTCGCTGCGATTGCGCTGTTCCTGCTGTTCGTCAGTAAAGGGTACTTTTTCACTCACACCGTCAATGTTTACAACTATGCCGCTTGTCTTGCGGTTTTTCTTCGTATAACCTACGACCTTTCCCACCCTGCCGTCTTTAAGTTTTACGACATCGCCGAAAACAGTTTTAGAAGTAATTGATTTTGGTTCTATTTTTTCTGTTCTTACATCAATATTTTCAACAGACTTTGTAATGGCAGCATCAATATTCGTTTGCCCGACGTTAATATTTGCTACAGCACTTTCAAATGTTTCACCGTCTTTTGGCTTTATATAGGTTTCTTCTCCAAAGCGTCCGATTCGAGTAGATACTTCTCCAGCGATATGGTCAGGATTGTTTGCGAAATAATTTTTAATCGCATCTACGCTTGTTCCCTTTCCCTTTTTGAATACGACAATATCAGTCCCTACATCGGTACTGTCAAATGTTCCGTTTGGAAGTCTCCACGCTTCAAGAAGTTCTGCTTTTTCTGCTATTTTCTCCAAATCCTTGCCGTATGCACTGCCGCCGTTAAGGAATCCGCTAGGCACTACCATAGCCATAATTCCGCCGTCTTTTACGGTGTCGAGTGTTCGCGACATAAAGTAAGTTTCATACCGTTTATAATCCTTACCTTCGCCCATACCTTTATATTTGCCGGTATAAGCACCATAAGGCGGATTCCCTACTGCTACATCGTATTGTTCAAAATCTTTCGTGAAGCGCCCTTTTTTCTGCTGCATGAAGTTTTCTTGAAATGCGCCATGCACAACCTCGGCATCAGGATGTAAAATATGCGCAATTCTCGCGGAAACTTCTTCAAGTTCAAACATCGTAAACTTTTCACTTCTACCTTCTGCAAAGCGGCCTATACCGCTTGACGGTTCAATAACGCTTTTATCCTGCCGAGGATTATATTTATCTACCAGTTCCCATACTTTAGAGATGACATTGCGCGGCGTATAGAACTCGTAAAGAACGCCGCTATTCGAACTTCCTTCTTCGTCAGTTCCGCCGGCACCGACATATTGAGATAAAACAGCCTTGTCTTCCGCCGTGATTTCCGAATCAGGTTTTTTGAGTATTTCCCGGCACTGCTCGCGGATTTTCCGCGCTTGCCCTTTTGTTATTCGTCCTCGTCCTGCATTAACGCTGTCTGATTCTCCAAATCGTCCTCTAAGTTCGTCAGAACCGAGTAAAGGTTGGTTTCCGTTACTTCCAACCCCTGAGTTACGCACATTCTCACCGCTTGTGCTTTCGCTCCTTCCAGTCCGTAAGTTTTCAGAACTATCGGATAATCCGTTTCGTTCAATGTCAGAGTTATTTTTTTCATTTTCACTTCCCCCATTTATATTATCGGTGTATACGCCGTCCTTCGCAGCGTTCTTGTTTCCCTTCATAGCGTTTGAGCGGTTACCTTGTTTTTCAGCCTCGCTTTCCTGCATTTCTACGCGCTGCCCCTCAACACTGTAAATACTCCAAACCTTACGCATAAGCGAGCGATTTACAATCATATTGTCAGCTTCTTTTTTGTCAGAAGGATTTTTAACGACATTTTCAGCCAGCACACGCTCTTTTACTTCTTTCTGCGTTACAGGTTTTTTGTATTTATCGCGCTTGTCTTTCTTTGAAAAGAGGTTATCCCACTTAATCTTGTTCGTGAAGTATTCCAGCACGTGCGCAGCAAAAGTGTTCTTGTCAGCTCCGTAATCTTTTTTGATGTTGTTATTCGCATAATCATCATCAACTCTTTTCTGCTTAATGCCGAAACATTCAAACAACGCCTGAAAAGGGCGTTTCCAACTATCTTTATAGACATAGTTCCACCCTTTACCTCTCGCTTTTGGATAGCGTCTTATATACTTAACCGGACGTGATTTCTGAATGGAATCCCATTCTTTACGCGCCCTGTACCGCGCCAAAAAACCAAACAAAGCCATATTCTAGCCCCCTATAATTGCCATGAATGTACGCGATTCTAGGCGGTTCAATTTATGCTCATGGCAATTACAACCTTGCCATTATGCCAAATTAAATCTACAACTCTAATTTTTTGCCGTGCCATTTTTTCAAAAGCACTTTTTCTTTGAATACTTCTACAGCAACCGTATCAATACCGCCGAAAAACCCCGGCTTGTCGTACTGCTTTAAATATGCAGCTTTCGCCTCTTCAAGAGTGTTAAAGCCGAGCATACATTTATCTTCGTCATAGGTATCAGTACCCGGTATTTTTTGATGTATGATGTACACATTACGTGCATTCTCATTGTCTCCTAAATAACAGTCTACGTGATCACCGTCTACGCCTTCCGTTTCGCGGATATATCCATAGTCGTATTTCATTTTAATAGCCCATTTATGACCGTCCGAATCAGTTCCACGTCTTATACTGCCCTTTTTATTCTCGATGCTTATATTCATGCCCTGAAACGTGGTTCGTCCCTGTAATTTATGTCCGCTATAAGTAAGAGATTTTTTGACATTCTCGCCATGAAAAAGCTCGTTTATTCTGTCAGTAAACCCCTTCGTTGAATCATCTGGAGTTTTAATACCTTTTTCTTTGAACTCGTTTTCTGCCTGTTTTACAGCGTTGTTCCATTTCTCTGATTTCTTGCTCAGCTCCGCAACCATAGCGTCAATATTCACGCCGCCCACATCATACGGTGCCCAATACCCCCGACAAAACGGATGAAAAACTCCTGTAGTTACTCCATGCTCTTTACCGTTCCATTCCTTGCCTTCCCAGAGTACAAAATCAACGCCCTTTTCATGCGCCTTGTCATCTTTAAGAGGTTTATCGCTCCATACGGCAATTTTGCCGTTCATCTGTCGGCAGAAAGGACAAGTATTGCCGTCAATCACTTCAACTCTTTGAAAATATGTTTTATGTCCTTCCGGTGTATTCTGTACTTCTTCACGAATAACTGAGTTATTAAAAGCGTTTTGAATTTCAGTATCTGCAAGCCGTTGATAATCGCGGTTATCACCTACCATTTTATCAAATAAGTCCTGTGATACTTGTCCCTTGCTTTTCTTGCCTCTTACGCCATCAATTAAAATCTGCTGAATATCTCCTCGAACTTTGCTTGTAACATTCGTTACTTTCATTGCTGCCGACTGTTGCAAGGTTTCAATTCTTGCCATTTCCTGCCGTGCGAGACTTTCCCCTAACACGTTTTTCATATTTTTAACACTATCGCTAATCCAATCAAAAGACTTTCCGTGATAGGTGATTTCATTCAACCGTATTTTTTTTACGGCTTCCAAAGTGTTGTATTTAAGCATACGGTCTAGGATTTTCCCTAAAGCCTGAGATTGTAAAATAATTTTTTCAGACTGATTGCTTATGCTGCGATTCAAAAACTTTTCTAAGTTCTTTGTAAACTTTTCCCAATCGACATTTTTAATAGGCTCACCGGTTTCAGGGTAATAAAGAATCTTGCCTTTATATGTGAGGTTTTGAGATTTTGACATAACCGTCTTCTTTGGAAGACCGAAATAGTCAGTAGTGAAGTTGTAAGTATTTCTTACAACCTCTGCAAAATACGCATACCATTTATTTGTTAGGTCTTCCTGCGCTCGGAAAAAGAATAATTCGCCTTTATTTGCTTTTTCAGGTACCCCAAAACTCATAGACATAGTGCGCAATGCTTTCTCTACACGCTCTTTACTAAAATCTTTGAGTTTAATGTTTATCATCGGCAGTCGAGGCGTATCATCAGCCGGTATATATTCAGGCATTCCGCCGTTCAAGCATTTTTCAAGTTGCTCAAACTTTGCCTTTTTATTACCTTCCGTGAGGTCTATTATTTTAATCTCAACACTTTTATTGACAAGATTGTAAAGTGATGCTATATTTGAATTGTGAGTAGGGTTATGTTGCCTAGAATATGGAATCGGCGTTAGTTTGGTGTTGTCCTTAACGGTTCGACCGGCAATTACTCTTCCAAGGCACGGTTCATCCGTGCTTTTTTTTATACTATTCGTTCCCATTACAGAAATATAAACGGTATCGCTCAACTTCCCATCTGCATACTTCTTTTGAGAAACGGTTACCTGTACATAACTATGGTTATCACCTTTAGGTGCAATTCCTGATATAGTTTGATAAACAAGTCCTATTGCGCCGTCTTTTTGAGGTGTAGTATAAGCCTTATATCGTGATTGCGTATGAACTCCAATATCTTCAAGAAGTTCTTTTGCACAAGGTAAATATTTTGCATGGTCAACAAAGTTTTTAGGCGTTCGCAGTTTCATTTTAGATGATGAGGTGCCGCCTTTTTTTCGTAAGTGTGTATAACTTATAGCGTCAAAATTGATTTTCCTTCCTGCCAGTTCTTTACATATTGATTTATCAGGGTGTGCTTTCCAATCTGCAATCCAAATATTTTTTATATAGTCTTCTGCAAGTGTTATAATTCTTTTTGCGCTCATAGAGGCGTTAATCTTCAAAGTCTGAGTTTGGCATTGCACCATTCTGGTAAAATTATTGTGCTTGTCATAATAATAACGCCATTCGCCATTCTTGAACTCTTTACGACTATACAAATGAGATTTAATCAGAATATCACAATCATCTTCAAAAAGCATAATTTTCCCTAAAGCTGAAAAGTAAGCGATTTATTTACATCATCATCTTTCCCATTACCGTCAGATTTATCGCCGATTTCTTCCCATGCGTCCTTATCCACATTTTCCGTGTCTTCGGTGTTTTCTTCGTCAGGTTTTTCATCTTTTACCTCTCCAAAGCCATCGTCATTTTCGCTCAGTTCATTACCTTCGGCGTCTCCTTCAATGTCTTCCATTCCGCCTGCATCCATTTGTGCTGCTTGATACATCTGAACAAGCTGCGGATTTGCCGGACATTTATCCGCCCAATCAGCTTCAATCGGTTTCAAGCCTTTTTCTTTTCTTACTTCGTTAAGCGTTTTGTATGATTCCAACTCACCTTTTGCAAGGTCGATAATCTGCTTCGGGTCATCTCTTTCATATCCGACAAACTCAATTTCATATCCCGGAAAAACTTTTTCGATAATCTGATTGAGATACTGTTGCAAGAATGAAAGCATATCACCTAAAACAAGCGACTTTGACGCTTCAATCTCAGGTGCGGTATTTCTTTCAAAAACAGGCTGAGACTTTGAACTATGCAACCCCAATTCTTCCATACTGCAACCGAACAAAGAAACGATTGCACTCGTTAAGAAGTCAAGCCAACCTTGGAACTCCATTTCTTTGTTCGTTCCAGTAAGACTTACCCATTTAACAGAATTAGCATCTCCGCCGTCCCCTTTGCCTGCCGGAATAATAGGAACTCGCCATTGATTTGCTACAGTGCCGCTCATGATATCAGCTATATAGTCTTCCATCTGCTCAACGGTTTCTTGACTTGCATTCCCGTCCAAAAGCAACATACCGCGCGGAAGTTTGTTCTCTGTAAAGAATCCTGCATTATAAGTAAATGCGTTTATCGTACTTGTTATAAGGTCTATTGCCTGTTCTACAACTGAATAACCGTAAAATGAAAAGTTTACATCGGTTCTAGGATTTTGATAATCAAAAATCAAAGTTCCTTCTGGATAATATGCGGTAGGAATTGCATTGATTATCTGCACATGACGGATTTTATAAGGATTTTCTTGATTCGGCAAAACTTTCTCGATTGTCGCGCCGTCTACTGCGCAAAAAGCGTAAGGCTTACCCGCAACAGTGCGCAGTATCTCTGTTGCAACTTGGTCAATTTCAAGTGCGTCCCGTACAAACTTCATCCCAAAGCGTGTAAGATTATCGCGGTCTACCGATTTCGCAAACCCTGTATTGATTAAAAATCGTTCAATTTCTTCACGCTCTTTTGACTTTTGCCCTGCCGCTTTAATGACATCTTCACCGACTTTCTTAACGACGAAGCCCCGCAAGTTTCTGTTTGTAGAAGGTTTAAGAAACGGCTTGATTTTTTTCTGAACATTGATAATGCAAAGGTTAATTATCCACGCTTTTTTAGAGACACGGCGCAAGGTTTTACAGTCGACCTCACGGTTAATATGTCCATCCGCTGTTTTAAGGTTGCCATAGAGATTGTTTGTTACTGTCCATTCATCAAAAAAAGACGATTGCGCACCGTCCCCATTCTTTCTTTTGAAAAAATCAGATGTCTGGAATCTCCGCGCTATGCGATTTACTCTTTCGATTTCTTGCCTAATGTTAATCGGTGTAGGCTGTGTCGGCAGAAGTTTATTTTTAGTTTCCACGCTGAACTCTCCTTAAAACAGTTGATAAGGATTCTCCGCGCGTCCTGGTCAGCGGTTTTTGCGGATTTTTCAAGAGTTCTTTCGTACTATCTTCTGTCGATTGTATCACGACACTATTCTTTTTTCTAGCATATTCTGCATAAAAACTCGGTGTCGTATTTTTTGCCGATGCTGCGTAACTTGCCAAAGCCCACGCCCAAAAACTATCGGCGTGTCCGCGTTCGTTCCTCTCCGCATCATATCTGAATCCGCCGCCACTAGACGGCGTACGCTTTATAGAGTGAATCTGAGCGTGAAAATCTCTGTTATTGTCCAGTTCATATTCCCTACGCTCAAGCCCCATTTTTACATTCATCGCAAGCACTTCTTTTGATTGCAAACTGAAACGATATTGCTCTACACGCTCGCCGTATCTTTTTTGTGCATTTTCGGCGAGGTTTGAGCCTATACCGCCGTTATCAATCGCGCAACGGTAAATAGGCAAGTCCTCCATAAGCCGACATAAAACATCAAACTGGCTATCAAAATCAGCGTTTCTCATTTCATGTCTTAGAACACTTCTTTGCTTGCCATTCACAAGCCCAATGATATAAAAAACTGTCGCATCGGAAGTGCGACCTATATCAAGACCCATATAAAGAGGGGAGCCGTATTTTTCGGGGCTATAATTCAAAATAAAATCATCAGCGTCTTTAAAACAATGTATTTCAACATCCCTTTTCGCATTGAAATACTCTTCATCGTTCTCAATGTTTAGAGGAATATCATCTTCGCGCCTTCCCGGCGTATTTGCATAAATCAAATCCAGCGATATATAGCTTGCCGATGAATCAATAAATACACATTCACATTCTTGCTGAAAGTCCTCAAGTGTAGAGTTTCTATACAATGATATAAGGCGGTCTGTTCCAAAGCGTTCTACGCGCTCTTCCGTAGGCATATCCTTTGCAAGTTGTACTGCGCCTCTTACATCTTTACACATAACACGGGCATACCACCACGGCACAAAATAACGGTCAAAGTTCGGATAATTTTCTCTATCCGTGCAAATCTCGTAAAACTTTCCGATTGTTCCCAGCGGTGTACTTCCTACCTCAATACAGCCTTTACGCAATGTACAGAATGACGCTGCTGTGTAAATCTCCTTCGATAGTCGAGGCAGATAAATTGCAAACTCATCAAGGCAAATATCACCGTTCCTACCGCGCGGTTGTCTACAAGGCAGGCTTATTAAGCGGCTTGTAGTTTTACCGCCTACGTCAGCAAATTCTAACATTGTAGCCGTTTGATGTATCAGTTTCTTTTTGTATCTTTTTGGAATCGAATCGTAGAACTGCCTTGCATATCTTATTTTTTCCTGTGCGTCCTCTTCGTTGTATGAAACAAATTGTTTAGTATACTGCGTTCTTGCAGGGTCAAAAGCCTTTACCAACCCTTTGATTGCAACAACAAAAGAAAATCCGGTCTGTCTACTCTTCAAAAGACAGATATACCGATTACGGTTCTTGATAAAGTCATCCTGCCAAAAATCAAGCTCAATATCTTTATGGTCGTACTTCATAAAAGCGTAAACATAATTCAATTTTTCTTCCGGTGTCCACAAATCCATTACGCTTCTTTCGCCGCCTTATTTTTGTTTTCAAAGTATTCTCTTACAATCATGTCAGTAGCCTTTATTGCAGATTTTATGTTATGGTCAATTCCATAATGTTTTATAAGGCGGAATAACTCTGTATCAACTTTAAGCGATATTGTATGAGTACCTTTTATACAACAATTTCTCATTACCTTAATCCTCTTCTTCCTTTTTGATTGCTCCGATTGTCGCAAGTTCCGACATATCCGCCGTTTCTTTGTTTGCCCGTATTATCTTTGTTTTAAGCTGCACTTTCTCGCCTATTATTTCAGCGGTAGTCTCGACATCAAAATCATTCCCTTGTTCTTCGTTATCCTTCATATCTTTGTAAATCTTCAGAAGTTCATTTTCTGTTTGTATTTTCGAAGGTAATTTGTAATGCGGTATACTTTTCTGCCCTACAAACTCAATATCCTCAATCAGTTCTTTTTGTTCATCCGTTAGTTGGTCAGGCGTTTTAATTGTCGCACTTGTATATTCAAATCCTTCGCCAATCACCATTTTTTCGATGTCGTAAAAGTCGTACGGCTTCATGTTCAAGCGCGCTTGTTTTCTTGCAATAATATCTTTTACAGTCGATTCCAGATTAAGTTTCGTTAAGTTCTTTAATATTTGTGCATTGATGTTTTTTATTTCAGATAAAATATACGGTGTCGTTAAAAGCTGTTTTGCCTGAACATTTGCAGTTTTTACAGAATATCCAGCAAGCCGAGCCGCTTCTGTTGCATTTTTTTTAAGTGAACTTTGATTACAGTAATGAAAAATAAAAAGTCTCTGAGCATCCGTCAGTGATTGCGTCCATTTAAACTCTGTATCGAGATTGATATATTTATTTCCGCTATCAAGGATGGCAATAAGCGGTAAGTTATCTTTTCTTTTTCGCGTTTTCTTCGGAGTAGTAGAACGATTGACAGGTTCGTTAATTGTTTGTGTTATCTTTTTGTTCATTGCTATTATCCGTCTTGCAAATATGCAGCGGGTACCCCTTGAACTTATGCCCTCTTTCGTTTACTACTTCCACTTGCCCCGCTTCGCAAGTGGCGGTCTCTCCGTAACCAGTGGCGATGTATTTGATTTCCGCCCCGCATTTTGGGCATACCTGCATAACTTACGCCCCCAAAAATTTTTTCAGCGTCTCACCTTTGAATGATTTTGAATAAGCGTATGCGGTGATATTGCCGGTTTCAAAAACAAAAATGATTGCGCCGTTGAACATGGGCTTTTTTGCCTCGTTCAAAAGTGTGTCAAGAATTGCGTTTCCATTGTTTGTCGGGGTTACCGGTAATTCGTGCCTGTTTGCTTCATTGATTGCTACGGCGTTACCGTTTTCAAAACTTAGTTTAACGCTGCCTGAGAATTTCTGGGTCTTTTTTCCGCCAAGATACTCAACGATACAATTAAAACGCTCTTTCATTAGTCCCACCGTTTTAATTTGTATCATCGGTCAGTATGATACGAATTGTTTTTTGAGTTCTTTTTAACGCTATATTTTACTATATATTGCTTGAAAAATCAATTTATTTATTATTTATTCATCATTTTTTTCATATCGTTTATCAACTTTCAGAAGTCCCGTATCGTATAGATACATCATCGCAATTACCGTGGGATTGAACAAAATTATAAGTGTTACAAAAAAAGCCCCATACTTTTTATGTTTCTTTGCAAGTCTCCAAACTTTAGGCACTTCCTTAAATTGGTCTATATAATACCTTCTGAATGTTATCATTTTTTTCCACCTTTTTAAGATTCCCGAAATATATAATCAGGATATTGCCATTGTACCAACGCCTTTTTAAGTGTATAAACAGGATTCTTTTTTGTAATTTCAGATTTTGTATCTTCAATGATTTTCTTGCCGCCTTCGGTATAAGTAAAGTCCGCTATGTAATAACGCGCCCTCTTGTTACTCCCCGCCTTCGGCACAATTTCAAACCTCTGTTGAATCTTCAAATCTGCTATCAGCCCCGATTTTTCCAACAGCAACAACTCACTGTAACGTACCGATTCTTTCTTTGAATCAAACTTTATCCCGTTTACCAGTGTCTTTTGGTTACCGTATTTCAGCCTTTTACTTCTCAGCCCCGGAATATGCGCCGGAATAAAATCACCCTTCATTTTCTGCTTCTCCGTCATGCACCCAGTTTTTACAAGGCTTAGAATCATTTTGCACTATGTAAAATAACTCACGAATAGCACAAAACCCGCTTTCTTTTTTCCTGTCATGGTGAAAATCTACAACATTACCGTCTTTATCTTCATCTGTCAGAAACAATATACAGTTACCGCATCGCTCCTTATTACTGCCCTCTTTTTCCCGCAATAAGTTGTTCATACCTTTCCGTCCCACGTTGCAACTAAAACCACCCTTCTTCGATTTTCTTTAATTGTTCTTTGAGTTCTGCGTTTTCTGCTTCCAAGTCTTGCACTCTACTCAAGAGCCATTCATTACTCTCCGCTGTTTCATCATTTAATTCAGCAAAAACGTTCTTTTTAGCATAATAAAGAGCTTGTTTTAATTTATTATTATCTTTTTTTAAAGATTGATTGGTTTTCAATAATTTACAATGGGGGCATTTATAAACGACACAATCAGACAGCCCTGCTAAATAACCATCTTTATAACCGGTTTTCAGAATATCAATGATTTTTTCCTTCTGGTTACCGTCATATAATTGACTTATCAGTTTTCTTGCGTATTCATCTGCCCGCCGTTTAATTTCTTTCTCTGTCATTATTTTGTCTTCCGCCGTAACTTTAACCAGCTTACCAAGTTTCTCTCTGAAAACCCTTGCAGTGATTTCCTCATCAAATCTTCTGTCTGTTTGTGCCTTTTGAAGACATTTTTTACAGATATAACACGCTCGTCCTGTTTTATCATAATCGTTAATTTTGAATAATCCGTGTCGACACTCTGTATCAGGGTAACACTCCAAGCAAAAAGGACACTCAAAAAAATCGGGCGCTATCATAAAAGTATCAGGCACCGGCATCTTCCAAATCCTCCTCTGAAAAATCAAGAATTATTCCGTCAATATTTCCGTTAAGCATATTTTGACAGTGGCAAAGCAATACATCCAAGCGATTTATGCTCAGTCTGCTAAATCTGCTCCTTATATATGCTATGACATTACAAGCCTCTTCATTTCTTAAATTACATATCTGTTCTCTTACTTGCATATTCTTTTCTATGATAAAATCCTCTGCTCTTTTTATGTCTTCTCTCGCCTTTTTAATCGTTTCCCAATCGATTTTAAGTTTGTTGCTACGGGAATTAGCAACATCTTCTGGAGAATTTCCTTTTATTCTAATATTTTGTTTTGACATACTATCCCCCTTAAAGAAATACGTTAAAATCTTTCTTGAACAGAAAGCGGATTGCGATTCTAAACCTCTGAAAGAAGTTTGCGCTCCGCGCTTTAGCCTCAATATAGATTCTCACCTGCTCAAAAGCTGCCGAATAATTCTTATTCACGGCTTTCCTTATCTGCCGTTTGTACCTGTCGCCCATTTTCATTCTCCCTGTCAAAAAGATTTATAATCACCGCACCTATGCTGAGAAATGCTACAAACACAAACGCGATTATTATCAAAACCCACCTGATAAAACTCATACATTCACCTTGTTATTCCCACATTGTCCTTTCATATTCTTGACCAGCTTCAAAAGCTTCTTGCAGCTTATCTTCTGCATAATAAGCAATACATGCCCATTGCTCTGCATTGTCGCTTTCGCTATACGGTTCAATGGGTCTGTTTTCCATGTAGAAGTCTTTCCATTCTGTAAAATCCATTGTTATTCCCTCATATCCGTTGCTACAGGTTTAAACTCGATATGCTCCGCTATTACCTCAATCTTTCCGTCTGCGATGTTCTGTTTTAATCGTCCGACAACCCGCAGGCCGCGACCTTTCTTACAACGCTTGCTGCACAATTTTGCTAATTGCGCCGACGCCTCAACTGCAATCTCCATACTTTCTTCTTGGATATTATCGCCGTCTTTGGAAATACGTTTTGAAACAAGCATAAAAGTACAAATCGACGTGCCTTTTTCAGATACGGTAATTACCGGCTCGCTCCCGGCTATCCCTTCAATAATCAATGAATTTAAATTGTTCATTTCATTCCCCCTGTTCTTTAGCTTTTGTATCCATACCATTTCCCTCTATATCGAACCTGTGCCGCCGCTAAAATCAGGCAATGGATTGTCCGCACTATAAAACAAATGCAAACAGTATTCACAGATATTCACATGATTTTTCTGTTCGGGAAAAACCATTATTGCTTTTTTGTCTGCTCCGATAAAATTGCTCTTTACAAGCTGTATATCTTTATAGTCAGGCATACGATTTTTACGACTGAATGATATGTGCAGCCATTCTGTATTGTCATATTCTGCGACACTTGCCATAACAACAAGCCCGTTATGCCGCCAAACCTTGACATAAACTCCATTATCCGCAAACGGAGAAGGAACCTCTTTGAAAAAACTATGCGGTTCAGGAAAATACGCGGCGTCCTCTATTTTTACATCTCGTATATCATAAACCTCTCCAGAGTGCATCAAATTGTTCATTTTACCCTCTCTCCTATTGGCATAGCTTCGTTATATCCAGTTGCTTCATCTCGTAGCATAAAGTGATAAACATTGCCATCATCAAACTTAAAACCTTTTTTACTGTAATAAAGAGTAACATTATCCGTCATATCAATATCATCATATATTGATACCAAACTATCTTCGTTTACTTCAAAGCCGACAAATTCTGCGATTTGTTTAATTGCTGAGAGCGATAGCTCAAGAGCACAATCATAATCTTTTTGTTTTTTGCTCATCATGTTTTCCTCTGCTCATATCACATTTTAAAATTGCATTTATGCTATCTATCGCTTTTTGAGCCATGGCGGCGACCTGTACCGCTTCGGCAGCACAGTCGATTGCTCCAGCCCTTATATCCTCAAGATATTCGCGCGCACTCCTGTAATGGTCTTTACGCATACACATAAAGAACTTATCAAATGCTTCTTCTGTATACCTAAACGATTCTTTCGCTTCGTCCAACTCTTCGGCGATAACTCCGTACGCCTGATGTAACGAGTTAAACAAAGGGTGCTTTTTATTTGCCCGCTTGAGTTCTAGCTCTACTGATTGTTCTACCTCTTTCAATAATTCTTCCATGTGTTTTCCTCGCTTTATTTTAATAACCGTGTAAGGTTTTTCTTTTGCACAACGGTTGTAAACTGCTCAAGTTCACCGATAAGGTCAAGTATTTTTTCTTTCGGCGGTTCAGGCAGCATGTTACGCTTAGGGCTTGAATCCGCTCCGATATTGACTTGTACCGGTCTACATTCTTTTATTAAGCTAACAAATTCCGGTAAATCAAAAGCTAGAACAGGTTCGACGGTTATATATTTTTTACAGTTGTGTATCCAAGAAAATGCTAATGCCCTATCTTCAGGCGACGGGCAATTATTCATTATGGCTCCATAACTTCTATTTGTTTCTAATGTGGTGCAAATAGAAAAATTCGGTTTCAGTTCATTCAAAAAGCTCGAAAATCTATCAGGGTTTTTTGTTTGCAGAAAATAATTGTTTTCAGGATATTGCACGCAGTGATCAAGCGTTTTTATTATCCACTCATACGGAATACTTTCCGCAAACATATCGCAAGAAGAACCGACAAATATAAAATTGCCTTTCCCTAAGTCGGTTTTCAATTCCGTTTCATCAAAATGAAGCGGCGGTTGTTTTCCCCAGCGTCTCATATAACAATAGCTGCATCCGTGCGGACATTCGCCTTTTACGGTGTTCCATGTATGCGTAATAAAGTCATACATGTTTCCGGTTGATTTATTTAGCGGCATTATCTACTCCTTTCATCAAACATTTTTATATCCTTTCCTCTTTTACCCTTGACTGATAGCCTGCTTCAAAAGCCTTACCAAGATTTTCCTCTGCATAAGCTAAAGCCGCAACCAATAACTCCGGCGGTTCGTTGTAAGAAGCTGTAGTATCCGGTCTATCTACAAAATATTCTTGTTCGTACCAGTTCACAAACTCTCTATACCCATTGACAGTCATTTTACTCACCTTGTGTAAAATACGATTTCAACTCTGCTTTAATAGCTTGCTGGATAAGTGCTTTTATATTTGTGTTAAACTCCTTTTCAATGCGCGCTTTAATAAGGGTTTCAACAGTCGTTTGTGAATTATTAAGCATTGCTGTAAGCTCTTTTATAATATTGCGCCTTGTTTCCAGCACAGCAGTATCAACTGCTTCTTTTGTGTACTTACTAATTGCTTCCTTTGTATGGCTAGAAAGACTACTTAAAAAACAACCGTCAGTAATGATTGACGTTGATTCTTTTTCTATTTTTTCAATAAGCTCGTTACGAATCCAACCTACAACTCGTTCGTCAACTAAATCTGAAGCAAAGTTTTTAAGCGCCTTATTACGCACCGTAACCATTACTTCATTCTTTTTGTCGCCTAAGAGCTGTTCAATAGCTTCTTTTGAATTAAGTGAAATGTGTATATTCATTTTGTATCTCCTTATTATCTTTTTTTAAGATGGTGCTCAAAGTATGGACACTGTAACGGCACGGGGTGCGTTTCGCCATATATCTCGCAATCTTTGTCCTCGCGGTTCCATACTGCGCATATATCTCGACATTTATATTTTTTAGTACGCATTTCTTCTTCCGTGTATGTGTAGTTGTTCATTGTTTTATAAGCTCTCCGCATGGGCTTCCGTCGTCGGCAAAAACAAAGCCATCAAACAAAGCGTCAACGCCAAAAGTATCTTGCTCTGTTTCTACTGTGGCCTCGTCGTATGCCACGATTGCATAACACCTATTGCTTATCATGTCTTTTACCCAGCCGCCGTGAGCCTTAATTGCTTCCATCGCATTTTCGATGCTTTCAAATGCCTCGTACTTCGGCGGCTCGATAAGATAAGCAAGTGCAAAATTCCCGCCGCAATCATCGCGAAAACGGCAAACATAATCACAATCAAGAGATTGTGTAAACCTTCCTGTTCGTTCGCTTTCATCATTTTTAACTGCGTCCATAAGGTCGGATAAACAATTTGCAAAAAAGCATTTACTGCCAATCTTTAATTCATCCGCGTTAAGCGCGGTGTACACACGTGATTTGTCAAATGTCATTCTTTCACTCCTTAAAATTATTTATTTTACTTTTAAGCCATAAAGTAAATTATAAATATCCATAATTTACTTTCATTCATTTCAATCTCTCAACTTTTCAATATACTTCACTTCCACACCCATGCCGATAAGTAACAAAGTACAATAACCGATAATATCCGCCACGTCGTTTACTCGCGGCGTATCGTCTGTATTTGCAATAATGCGCCCTAATTTATCGTCAAGGCGTATCAGAATTGAATTAACCGCATCACCTTTGTAAAAAATCTGTTTCGGTTTTAATGCCGAATCCCCGTACTTTTCATTTTTATACAAAAGCAAGTCTCGCATCGCATTCGTTATTTCTATGATTTTATGTTGTGTGTCTGTTCTTATCATTCTTCAAACTCCTCTAATTTTCTATCCGTCCAATCATAAACATTTGCAAGAAGCAATGCAGGCGCACACGGAATAAGTGCAATCAACTCGAATAAAAATATGAGAATTTCTATTGCCTTATTTATTATTATGATTACAGCCCTTTTTATTTTCATTGTTTGCCCCCTAAATCTTGAATCGCCAAAAGCGCATTCCCACAGGTTATCCTGTCCGCATCTTCTTCTTTCGACGGCACAAACACAATTACATCCCAACCCTCGGCAATAAGCGGCTTTTCAAATTTTTCATAGACATTGAAGTCCGTAACAATTTCATAGCCGTTAGATACGGCTTCTTTCGTTTCGTGAATAGGGGTTATTTTGATAACAAATTTCTTTTTATCAAAATACCAATCGAGCACCGTCGGGTCTAAATCCGATTTTGATGTTACGGCGAAATTCAATGTGTACTTTCTTTCTATGGGATAAGGCAATAAACCTGCAATTTCTGAAATATCGGACAAAGAAAGACTGTTACCATTGAACATCTTATCTCTATCTTCTTCATTGACGGTATTGATTGATAGCTGTAAGCCTACGCCGCCTTTCCATTCATGGCGAAGCGAAACCCAATCAAAAAGAAACGTCTCTAAGTTTTTGTTGTTTTTAGGCATCATTGTAGAAACTACAGGGTGATATTCGTCAAACATTCCTTTTGCTATTTTTTCGATAATTCTTGCCACCTTTATGACATCAAAATTGAATGTCGGCTCTCCCATACGGGCAAAATGCACATTCAACCGCTTGCCGTGCTTTATTCCCGAAAGTGCAATACCGCCGGTAATTTCGTGCACCATCTCCATCAAAGAAACGTTACCCTTAAAGCCGAGTTTCGGACAATCACAAAAATTACAGTTCATAGGACATCCCTTTTGCGTCGAGACGGTTACAACAAGTTTTTCTGTAATATCGACCGGCGTATGTTCGACTTTCTCAATTCGTTTCGTATACCCCAGAAAATCCGCTTTAATATTGTTTTGCTTGCCATAGTCTCCGACATAGAGGTACTCAAGATTGAGGTCTGTGTCCGATACGATACTCCCTGTGTGCGTATTCGTTATTACTCGCATTTAGTTCTCCTTGACTTCCTTTATTTTGAATTCAATAACCCATACAGAAGGGTTGCTGTTCCAGTCATTATTCTTGTTCTCTTCATTTATTGTTTGCCACACTTTATAAAATCCAACACGAAATATTTTCTTCACAACTTTATCTCCGTTCGGTAGACAAGTAATAAGTGAAAGCGGCATTTGTCGTAAGTCAAATGGATTGTACGGTTCAACACCCTCAGCCTTTGCATCCGCTTCTGTTATATCTTGCAATCTTTCTTTCCGAATGTTTACAACTTCCAAAAATATGCGAGCGGCCGATTTCGGCATATGGATTGACGGCTTCCAAGAAAACAAAAAGTCAGCATCTTTCATCCCGTTATACATGGAGTGTGCTTTATACAAATATTCTCCATTCGGTGCCTGTGCCCATGTCTCACGGACATACAGAATATCTCCTGCGATATATGGCGGTTTATCGGTTTTAGCAATTCTGCGGGTTTGTGTTTTCCTCCCGTCCATAATTGCCTTCACCATTTCGGTATTAAATATAATTGGCTTCTCTTTCACTTTTCATCCTCCAACAGTTCAGGTTCTATTTGCTTTCCGCAATAAGGGCAGTAGCGGCTCGACACCTTTATCATCCGCATTCTAGATTTTGAAAATGTGCCGTTTTTAAGTTTAACCGGAACTATTACATCTAATGCAGGCGGGTAAAGAGTAATGGTAAAAGGTTTGTCACATTTCATCATTCTGCTAAGATTATTGAAATACCAATTTCTTTTTCCATATTCATTATTAAGATTTTCCCGCATTGTTTCATAACAGTCTTTGCACCATACCCAAAACTTATCAGCCATTTTTTATGCCTCCTAAAAAAGTGTTATAAGGCGAGTTCGCCTTGTATATGTCCGCCTACAAACTCAAATAGTGAGAGTTGCTGGCGGTACGCGTTAAAGCGCGATTCTTGAGCTTGAAAATAATTCGTATCAATCTCCGTGCCGGTAAAATCGAATCCCATGTCATAGCACGCAATCCTACTGGAACCGGAGCCTAAATGAGTATCTAAAATCGTGTCGCCTTTTTTTGCATAATTTTTCAAAATCCATTTATAAAGTGCGATCGGTTTTTGGTGTGGATGTATTTTTTTACATCCTGTTTCCGCCCCCATTCTGTAACCGTCCCACGGCACCGAAACAAAGTTGCAAGGGATTTTAATGCTGGAATAAGCTATCTCGCATTTTGAATAACGCACAGTTTGATTATTTGCCGACTGCTTGTCCCAGACAATTAGATAATTTGTGCTTCCGAGATATTTGGTGTAATAGTTATAGCCAAAAATTATTTGATTTTTTGCAACTCGCTTGAGTTCGTTAAAATATTTAACGTTTGGGATAGCATCGTTTTTATATGATGTTTGTTTAAAAACAGCACCTTTATTTCTTTTTTTCCAATCTTCGCCTATTCCATACGGCGGATCGACAATCGCAAGGTCAAACTGTTTATCGCGGCATTGTTTCATGTATTCCATACAATCGATGTTGAACGCTTCGCTTTTCATTGTCTTTCCGTTACTCCGTAATATGCTCTTTTACCTACTTTTCCCAACTTCAGGATAAACTTGTTATAGTGCCATATAAATATTTGTCCGTCGGTTCATGCCAATCTTTGTCATGCCATTTGCGTACTACAATACCTTGCCCTTCGCTATTTCTTGTTATGGGCTTATCGGCGTCAATCTCATTGTATTTATAGGTCATGTAAACAGTGCCTGAGTTTGACGGGGAATGCATCCATTCTCCCTGCCCAAGTGCAAGCCATTTAGCCAAATCTCTATTTGTAACATTGTTCATATTCATTCTTTCACCCCATAAAGCACATAAATCATCTGTTCGACCGTTGCGTTCGGGAAAGCCTCTAAAAAACGTTCCCTTACATTTTCCTTAATCAATGCAGTCTGCAATTCATTTTTATATAAAGTCGCTTTCGGCGCGTAATGCTCCATAATTGATTTATACAAATCATAAGAAAAACCGCGCCTGTCGCTTGATACCAAACTTAAAAAAGAAGCATTGTACCCCAGTCTTTCAGCCTGCCTTGTCTGCGATTCCCCAAAATCAACGCGCAATTTTGCAAGAATCTTTCCTACTTCGTTTCTATAACAGACCGTGCTTGAAAATCCCATCTCTGCCCCCTAAATTAAAACGGTATATCTTCCGGGAAATCTTCGCCGCCGTCATTACTGAAAACCTGCTGCGGTACGCTCTTTGGTGTGAATCCGCCCGACAGTGTGCCGCCGTTATAACCTTCGCCGTTATTTGTGCTGTTGTCAGATTTTCCGCCCAAAAGCTGCACTTGATTTGCAACGATATAGATTTTGGAACGACTGTTTCCGGTTTCTTTGTCCTGCCAACGGTCTTGTTTCAAGTAACCGTTAATTGCAACCTGCTTTCCTTTTGTCATGTAAGGCTTTATGTTTTCCGCGGTCTTACCCCAAATGACAACATCAAAAAAGCTCACTTCATCAGTCCATTCTTCACCACGCTTCACACTTCGGTTAACAGCAATGCTGATATTCATTCTTGCCGTTCCTTGCGGTGTATATGCAAAACTTCTTGTGTCCAGACCGTGCGTCAACCGCCCGATAACATTCAAATCATTTACATCTGTCATCGTTTTATCCTCTCTTCGCTCTATAATCAGGTGCTTTAATCGTAATAATTGTCGTATTTTGCCTCAGACGGCTCAGTACATCGTTGTTCACGAATCTTTCAAAGCACATCTCGCAACCTTCTTCTTTTTTTGGACAATTCCTCGATAAGTGAGTATTTGATAAAATCATAAAAGGCAGGTTTCGCGTGTGCCTTTTATCTAAGATATAACTCAGCCAATTCAGTTCGGCATCACTCCCTTTTGTTCGCCCCATTTCGTCAATAACCAGCATAGGAATTGACGCTAGTTGCTGCACAAACTCCAATTCGGTCATCTCCGCTTTTGGCGCATAACATTGACGAATCATCGTTGTAATTTCGTACATTGAAAGAATCTTTCCCCCCAGAGCCTTTACAGCCATGCACCCCAAAAAGGTCTTCCCAACACCGTGCGCTCCAAGCAAAACGACTTTCCCTGATTTTTTTGTAATCAAAGTCTTTACCGCTTCAAGTGCCTCTTTCTGTTCGCCCGTTTGTGGAACAAAGTCTTTTAACTCCTTTTCCCAAAACTCCGGCTCAATATTATTCAGCTCTTTATAGGCGTTGTAACGCTCCCTTTTAAGGCGTTCGGCTTCTGCCTTCAGCATTTCTTCCTGCTCATGTTCGTGCGCCTCTTTTGTACACTCAGGACAACAATATTCTCTTTCACCATCTATTGATAAAAAGTAACCGTGTACATTGCCATGCTTTGCACACGTAAAGTCGCATTCTGTCGGTTTGAATATTTCAAGAAGAGCAGAAGGTTTCTTCACATCAGATTCCATAAATCACCGCCTTAAAGTTGTATCTTGTCGTCAAGCGCTTTTTTATCCGCGTCTTTCTGTTTGTAGAAATCTTCAAGTTTGAAGTAACCCGGCAAGAACTTCATAATTGTGTTTTTTTCGCAAAAAGCATTGAAGCTCTGCTCGCTACTCCACCAAGTAAGTCCCTTGCGTTTAAGTTCTACAACCTGTATATAGTTTTCCACTGCCTTGATAACTTCCGCACTGGAAAGGTGTAATTTTTGAATTGCACTCAAAGCAAGGCGGAAGTCGCGCATTTCGAACGAAATTATGCTGTTCGCACAAGGCAAGCCGTGAGTAGAATACAAGTCAAAAATCTGCTCGGAATAGCTTTTCCTTGCATCCGATTCGGCTGCGTATTCCAACGGCTCGTTTTCTTCCGGCGCTTCGTAAATATCAGATTGGTCTTCTTCATAATCCGATTCAGCCGCTTCAAGAACTTTGTCTTCTACCTCATCTGCCGTTTCTACCGGCAGGCTGTCGCAATACTCCGCAGGTGTTTCTGTATCATCTTCCGCCTCTGAATCCTTGCGCAAGGAATAAACCCCGTTGTCCTTTTCCGTAAGCATTGCTTTCTCTTCCGGATAGTTCGTTTTTCTTGTGCGGTCTTTTCTCAACCTGTTATTGATTTTCCAATGCTTTATGACATAAATGCCCGATTCAAAGTGAATTAAAAATGCCTTGTCTTCGAGCAACCGCATATCTTCATCACTCGCGCCGCACATATTCCTAATTCTTTTCGAACTGTTAATAAATCCTTCATCGTCAGCATTCATCGACAGATGAAAGTACAAAACCTGAGCGGAAGGCGGTAAATCCAAGAAAGCGTCTGATTCTGTTATTGACTTCGAAAACATTCTGCGTTCACTCATTGCCGCAACCTCTTTACCCGATTCTTTTAACCGCAAGGTTAATGATTCCTGCCTTGTCATAGCCTATCCCGTTGTCAGATATGATATTTTTGAAAAGTTCAATCCGCTTTTCATCTCCTTCAAGGGTAATGCTGGGAATGATTTTAATTCCAAGTTGCTGTGCAATCTCCCGTACACTCGCTACCTCATTTTCTTCCCCGTAGATATTAAACTTATATACCTGCTTTTCCTGTTCTTTAGGCTCAGGATTTTCTTCTTCAACAGGCTTTACTGTTTCCGGCCTCACAGTTTTATTCGTAATTTCTGCCGGAATTGCTTCCTGCTCTTTTTCTGCCTCAATCTTTCTCTGGGCTTCCATTGCGGCAAGCCGTTCACGATTTGCTTTAAGTTCCGCTCCCTTGCTAAGCGTTATCTGCAAGTTCAGCGTTGAAAGGTAAAGGTCTTTGAGTGTCGCCGTGTCTTCACCGAAAGCGTCCAAGCTCGCAAGGTCTCCGTTAATTCTCTTGATGATGTCGTCAAGCTCAGCGTCAACGCTCGTGAGTTTCGTGGTCTTATTAAGCCACTTCATATTGAAAACGCGTGCAAGCGGAACAAGATTAAATCTCTTTGTCGCCCAAAGTTCTTCTATGCTTGCCTTTTTCGCTTCTTTCTCTCGGTTCTCTTGTTCTTTGACGATTGCGTCAAGGTTCCCGCTAACAGTTTTCATCATGCCTGTTGTTTCGGCAATAATTTCTTTGAACTCCTGAAAAGGCAAGTTCCACTCTTTTTCAAGGGCGATTCTGCGGTCGTTCAAAGTTTTGATAGCGTTATTTATCTCCGCTTTTTTGTTTGCTGCGTCTTTTACGCTCTCGCAATTCTCAACCGAGTATTCTTTGAGTTTTTCCGCAACATACGCTTTTATGTCTTTTGCGTTAGTTACAAGGTTTCCTAAAGTCTTTTCTTTCACAATCAATGTCAAAGGATTTGTTTCCATTTCGTTATCCCCTTAATGCAAGTTCTGCAAGATTTTCAGTTTCAACACTTGCCGATGTCCATTGCGGAATCGCCAAGTGTCCGGCTTTATCAAACGCCCTTTCAACTTTTCCGCGTAAATGCGGATATTTTTCCAAAAAAGCGTTCCAACCATACGCATGGAAAAACTCATGTTCCGCTCTTGTTAATGCAAGCACATTCCAAGCGCAATCAGCAAACTGCGGCGCGCTGCCTCGGCTTACAATGTGGTGGCAATCTACATCACCACTCACACCGCTCGCCTCACTGTAAACCGCCGTTTTTCTCCACTCGCTTACAGTCCAGTTATCTTTAAAATCCGTTTCCTGCCGGCCGCGCCATATCTCCCACTCGTAGAGAACCTTGCGCACATCGGCTTGAAGGTCGTAGCTCAGCGCACATTCAGTCGCTAAATGGTAAAGTAAACCGTCTATGAACCTCGCCGCGGCGACAGTATTCGATTCTGATATATGCACCGGTCGCAAGGTATCTTTCTTTAACCTTGACGGCGTTTTATCCGCATACACATCCAGCAAATCAAGATACAAGTCATATTTCTCACTATCTGTCGGTTTGCGGTTCTCCATTGAGATGAAGATAACTTCTACAAGTTTCCAAACGGCTCTAAGTTGCTTAAAAGTGCGGTTCTGAAACTGAGCATCTATCTCGCATTTCAAAAGAATCTCGCGCTTTGTCCGCTCCTCTCGCTTCGCTTTTGATTCAAACATCTTGCGGATTAACAAAAAGTCTTTTGTGTCCGTTGCCCGCAAAATAATCTGATTCTTATAAAGCAAGCCGTGGAAAAATGCCGTTACCTTCACTCACCACCCCTTAAAAGAGTTCGTCGCCTGACGGAATATCACCGTTGTCATACATTTCTGCCTGAGCGACGAAAGCTGCATCAAGCTCTGCGTCATTTACCGTCGATTCGTTCGGCACCTCTTTTGTTTGCTCGTTTTTTTTCTGCTCAATCTTCTCCGGTATCTTCTCCTCAACTTCCGCCGTCTCAGGCGAATAGTCAAAATCTTTTGTGAACGTGAATTCGTTGCCGTCTTTAATCACATTTGTTTTGATGATTGCAGAATCGCCGTTTACTGCTTCTGCGACAAGCTCTGCGCTTTCAACTGCTTTCGGCGCGTACTTCAAAACTTTTTTAAGCACGGTCTTTTTTGCCATGCTTTGAGGGTCGGTAGACCACGGGGACATATAGCCTTTCTGTACCGACTGTGAATATTTTTTTGCGTGCGCTTCAATCGCTTTCCAGCTCATCACCTCGAAGGCACTGGCACCGTTTTTCAATTCGTACAGAGCATATACGTAAATCGGCTTTTCGCTTTTTTCTTTGGGGCGGTGAATAAGCTGCTCATCAAGCCCGTAGGAATAATCAAAGTCATCTCCTTCATACACAACACGGGCGACAATTTTTTTGTACTGCCCCGTTCGGTAACAAAGGTCTATTAAGCCCTGATAACCCAGCTGGAACTGTGTCTCAAGACAACCTTTTTTGCTGTTCCAAAACGGGATAAGATATGCCTGTCCCAGCGGCGTATTGCATTCCAGCCCTAACTGTGCAGATGTTAAAAGTGCCCCCATAAAGGATTCAGGCGTACACTCTGAGAGCTTCGCATCTTTTGAAAGAGCTGTAAGAGCAATCCGCGACATACGCTCAGGCGTAATGTTTGCCGGTAAAGCGTTCTTGATTTGGTCGCTCATTCTCGCAACCCACTGTTTCAAAGTCGGTTGTGTTCCGCCGTTATGCTGCTGTTGTGTTTTTGCTACTGCATTGTTTCCGTTCACATTCATTTCTAACCCCTTAAAGCAGGCTCACGCCCATTTGATGTAATTTTGTAGCGACATCCCGTGTCGCCTTAATATCTGCCAAAGCGTCATGCGCGTTTTCAATATTCACACCCAAATGTTTGGCAACCGTTCCAAGTTTGCGGTCGGGCAAATAGGGCAACGCTTTCTGCATACCCGCCCTTTTAACTTGCTCAAAAACATCCGCAACAGTATTTGAAAAATAATCTTCAAACTTAAATCCGTTGCGCTCCAGCAAGGCTTTAATGTGCTTTATATCAAAACCGACATTGTAGCCCGCTATAACCAGCTTTTCCGTCTTGCTGCCGTCCTTTTGGAAAAGCTCCCTAGCATCAGCAAAGAAGTGAGCGAGTTTAGGTACCTGCTCGCTTTCCGTCGGAAAAGACTTAATATCCGCCTCGGAATAGCCGTGCACTTTTCCTGCCTCTTCGTGATACTTTATTGTTTCACTTAGCGGATTCAGGAAGAAACATCGCTCGCAAATAAAACTACCGTTATCAATCAAAATCATCGCAACTTCAAAAGCAGCGCTATCAGTTACTTCAATTCCTGTTGTTTCCGTATCAAGCCACAAAAACCGCATTTTTCACCTCGATACCCTGCCTTTTCTGTTCATCATCCCAACTCTTGACGAAAGTCTCGCGATCGATTTTCTTATTCCAAAAATCAATTATGATTTTCTTGAACTCTGTAAAATCAAACATCTTACACCCCCTTCGTTTTGGTAATTCTCATTACCTTGCTTACGCTTTCCTTTGCGTATTCGTCATAAATCCCGGCTTTTTTAAGTGCGTTTGTGTCTACGCGCTTAGAAGTCTGTGTATTAAGCGTGATTTGCCACCGTCCGCAAGTTGCCACTGATTTTGTCGCCCCGCTATTTTCCTCAGACTCTTGAGCCATTCTCAAAAGAATCTGCTCTTTGATTGCGTCCGATTTTGTCTGTAAGTCATGAATTTGAGCGTCAAGAAGCTCTTTTTCGTCGAGAAGTTGTTCGCATTCGCCGTCAAGACAGATTTCTTCCGCCATGGGCAAAGACTTTACTAAATCGACTTCGTTTTCGTTTCCGGTCGGAGCCGGCGCAATGTCTGTCATGACATTGTTTTCCCAAAAATCCATTTCGCGCTTTTTCAAGAGTTCGATGAATTCGTCGTTACGCGGAATAACATAATGTCTGCCGGCGTATTGGTCGAAAATAAAAACGGTAAGCACAAAGAATGAAATCCCGGTAACTGCCATGTAATGCTGAACTTGCGCATAGTAGGAATCAGGTACTTCATCTTCTGTGAAGCCATCGCCGGTTCGTGATGTCTTAATTTCGTGTCCGCCAAGACCACTGACAACACTGCCGGCGATTTCTTTTTTCCCCTCGACGTAAACAAGACCGTCAAAGTTCGCGTTCATAAAGTCATGTTCCTTATTGCGGAACATACCGGGAACCGTTTCAATCTCAATTCCCAATTCCTCTCGTGTTTTTTGCCTTACAGGGTCTTCAAGGATATTGCCCCATTCTGTAGCCTTGTTACCGTTGAAACTTGCAAAATCCTTTTTGGCAAGGTAAACACTCAACGGAGTTGAATACTTGTTAAGCCCCATGATTGCGCCCGCGTCGGAACCGCCTATACCTGTTTTACGCAAATCAAGCCATTGTTCATGAGTGAAATTACTCGTGTCTATGAAATGTACATTGCCCATTTCAATCACTTTTTCATACAACATCGGTTTCTCCCACATGGATTTCTCCTGCTTTAATTTTTTTTGTTAAATCAATATCAAAAATCAATTTAACACCCAGCTCTTCCGGTCTATCGCCGCAAGGTTCACACCCGAAGTAAGAGCCGAAATAGCACAGGCTATCAACTCCTGTTTTGTAATACTCTATAAGTTCTTCGAATCCGCAAAAAAGATTGTCCGTATCACCGAAAAACTTTTTCCCGTACCAGTATTTCCCGTCATTTTCATAGACCTCACGGAAGATAGGTCTATCCCATTCATCAACTCCGTAAAAAACAATCTTTATTTCTTTCAATTCCTGCTCCTGCATACGCCCTCTCTTAGACTTTTTCGCGATTTAACATTGACATCTTGTAGCGTAGCTCTGCCGCTTGGTCAGCTCCAAACCCCCATGCATATAAAAGTGCTTCCCTTACGCTTGCACATCTCATTTTCTTGCCGTTATATTCGCTTTGCCAAAGCGCCACGGTTTTATTCTTGTAAGGAACTTCCACTTTTTTCAGCAATTTCATATCCGCCCCTTTTACCCGATGTAATATCGTTTTACATAACGCGGTTCGCCGTAACGGTTATGGACTTTTATCCGCTCCCTAGAGATATGAACACCCTTTTCTTGAAGTTCAAAAATCCTTGCAGATAATCTTGTTTCGCCTAAATCCGTAATAGCTTGTAACGTCGTGATTGAGCCAAAATCAGCCATGTAATCAAACACCCTCTGCTGCGTAACGGACATCTCGATTTTTGCAGCTCGATTTTTATTCATCACTCGCCCCCTTTCATGCTCAACAGCGTCTCTTCAACTTGAACCAGCCTGTCGCTCAAACGGGCGATTGTTGATTCAAGTCGCTTTTTCTCACGGAGCAACTGTTCCGGATTTTCCAAGTCGTCATCTGTTGCTTTAACTTTCTGCTGTGCAATCGCTTTGACTTGCTGTACTGTTGCCCCGTTATCTGCTGCCTGCTGTGCCGCAGCTTTAATCATCGGGTCGCGCGCGAAGTTCACGGCTTTTATGATTTCGTCAGAATTATCATTATCGTTGCCCTGTATTTTTTGCAGTTCATGTGCTTTGTTGCGCGTCATCTGCAAATCATGTTCAATAACGTCTTCGATACGTTCTCCATTTTTTATGCAGCTTCCGTGAATTTTTGTGATAACCGCCCCAAGTCTCTTTTGAAGTTCGATAAGAGATTTCTGAATCTCTTTAGCCTCGTCAATCAAGGCTTTTGTTTCGTCGCTTCTTGTACGTGAGTAAAAGCCGTTTTCGATTGCCTTGTCTAAAAGGTCGTAGAACGTAGCCCAAAAGATTCCTGAATGTGATTTTGCCGATTTAACGCCTTTTTCGGTTATCAAGACGTGATGTGTGAGTTCATGCACTGCTGTATACATCAACTCATTTTGTGTTTTGAAATTTCGATTATTCAGTAAGATTTCGCAAGTATTTTGCTTGTATAAGCCATTTACTCTGCTAGACTTCTTACCCGTCATTATGACTGTAAAGTCTGTTTTACAGTCATAGAGCTTTGACAACGCCTTTTTTATCTCGTCATTGTCCAC